TTTAGAAGTACCACTATTAGTTACATTACCAAATGTAATTACAATTGAGGCATCCCAATACATTGCATTACCACCTTTATTTGTCATACGAGGTTGACTCATTGGAGTAAGTGCAGGTTGTACACCTGTTTTATTAATTACAAAGAATGTATTTGTATATGGATACTTTTCTTTACGTGATAAAGGAAATTGTTGATTGATAAAATTACCAAATTGTGTAGCCATAGCTCCAGCGTTCCACATAGGATTATTATTTCCTTGTTTAACACTCATTTCACACGGAATAGATCCTACTGAATCCCAAAGGAATAATAGGTCATATGGTAATTTGCCTTTTGCTTGTTCGTTAAGAATATCAGCTATAAAAGCAGATACATCTTCAATTGTATTTAGAGATGATCTATCTACATATAGAAAAAATCCTTTATAATTCATTACCTCACCTGTCTCTTCATCAGGAATAGATTCTATTTCTAATCCCATCTTTTGAGCATGATCAAAATCCCACTTCATCTCTGTGATGATGAAGACAGGCAGTACGCCCATTTTTTGGGCGGCTACTGCTGCTTCAATCAACAGAGTGGTTTTTCCAGTATCAGATCCTCCACGGGCAATGGAAAGATGTCCCATTGGTATCCCAGGAATTGATAAAGCATCAGCTACAGCAGATGAAAAAGGAATCCATCTTTGCTTTTTAAATTTTGATGCTTGATCTAGAAATTTAGATTTCTTAAAGGCATCAATATCAAAAGACTTTTTATTTTAGCAGCTGGTGTTTCTAAAGAATAAGTAGGAGTTACTGGTTTATTCATTTCAGCAATAAAATCATCTTCATCTTCTTCTTTAGATGCAATTGGGGCTTCAGTTGCTGCTGGTTCTTCTTCGGGGTTCAACCATTTAGATAAGATATCTTTAAGTTGATCATAAGAATACTTACGATTAATACCTAAAATATCAGGTTGTTCTTCAAGTAGTTTAGTTACTAGAGCAGCATCTTCTGAAATTGGGGTAGTTTTAGGTTTAACACGAAGGTTACATTTAATACCTTTTCTACCAGCAATAACATCTTCAGTTGCTTCAATTGTAAAATCTCTACCATCTGTAATGTCAGTAAAATCACCATAATCATCATCTGCAGCAATACCGAGAAGTTGATCATGAGTCAATTTACCAAATTCCCACAAACGAGCACCTAAATGTTCTTCACCACGTACTACTACAGCAGCAAAGAAACGAGATTTTGGCTCAATTTTCTTAGCTAATTGCCAATCTTCTTTATCTGATGATTTGCGAAGTTGTTTTGCAAAATCAGCAATTGGATCAGCTTCATTCCAGTTAGTAAGAGCCAAAATTGGTCCTTTAGCGAAGCCATAATGAAATTGTACTTCACGGATAGGCCAAGACTTGTCATACTTGTTTGGAAGAATACGTACTTGATACTTACCGGGTTTTGGTTTGAAGAAAATCTTTGTATAATCGATTTTTTCACGTTGTTGCCCTTTGTTTTGAGCAGCGGCTAACTTCTGCTTTGCAAGATTTAAATCCATAACTGTTTTATTTTAGAATTAAATATAAGAACCTTAATTTAGACCACCAAACTAAGAGATAGTCAAACTATAGTTTCCTGTTCCTCTTAAACGATAAGTAGTACCAGTAACAGCAGAGGCAGGAGTAAAAGTAAATGTAGAACTACCAGGTTGAACAACTACAGAAGCAATATATGATGATGAAACAAAACCCATTGACGCAGATACAACCCATGTTCCTAAAGCATTTGTAGGAGCACCAGCATAGGATCCAGTAGCATTTGCTATTGTTTCTAATGTAAAATATGCAGATTCACTTGGATTAGTAAAAGCAAATGTTTTTAATCCTGATAGATCCTCACCTATTGACCCGGTTCCATAAAGTTGTGCTGCTGAATATGTTGCCATTATTTATTAAGATCTATAATTTTATAAATAGCAGTGTCTAATCGGCGCAATTCAGGGCCTGTATTAAGTAATATACAATTTTTATAATCAGCCCAGTTTATAATAAATCTAGTATCTAATACACCATCATTTAAGGTTCTAATCAATGCATTTAAAGCATTAATTGTATATAATGTATTTGATTCCTTTTTACGGTGTAATAATATAGTATTAGGTAATACAGAATCCGATGTATTCCCCGCATCTATATTGTATGTACACATTAATTCTTTGCTTTGAGGTGACTCAAGAACAAATATTTTGTTATACAATATTGTGTAGCGACGGTTAATATCGGAGAGAACCGTATCCAGCTCATCTGGAGTAGTAAATGTACAGAATAATTTATTCAAATCGAAAAATATATTGTCCGTCATAAATATTTAAATTTTTGTTAAACCATGGTATGAATTGCCTTGTTTGATGCTTACTGGGTATTGCAGCAGGGCTTTGATAGGAATAAAAATTTCACCATCTTCTTTAGCGTAATCAAACAAAAATGCATCATAAGTGTATAATACTAATTTGGTTTTTTTATTTTTTAAATAATCTAGTACCAATTCGAGTAATTCAACATTAGTTGATGTTTCTTTACTTTGAACCACATAATTAAATATTTTTTGTGGGTTCATTTCTCCTAATTGGTCACGTATAAATATTTTATTTTCAGTAATCACTGCCTTTCCATATTGCAGTGTATCCCATAGCTCATCAACATACATGGCTACCTCTTTAAAGAATGGTTTGTTTTGATATTCACTCCATACACCCCCATATAGTTGTTTAAATGTTAATTCCTTGGCTTCTTGCGGAGTAACATTTAATGTTTCAGCCAATGTTTCATATGTGTTTCTAGTATTTAAAAATTGAAAATTAACCATTTTTCCGATCAATCGTGGATGATATCCTTGAAAATCCATCTCAATAAACATATCATTTACTGGTCTGTAGCATTCACGTTCACCATTATCCTTATTTAATGCAGCAAAATTAATACTATTACAGGTGTTAGATGGGCGTGTAGTGGTATTATATAAATTGTATTGAGTATATAATCTGCCCTTAGATAAATTAAATTCCGGGTATTGTATTTTATTTTGATAGTAGTTTATATAACAGTCTTTATCTACTTTAATGCCGTTTTTTTCAATTTGATAAAATACATTAGTTGTTTTAAAATTCTGAAAATGGAATGTTGGGTGGGTAAAAGTATATTTTTTAATAATAGGTTCTATTTTAGTAAATATAGCTTCACTCTCTTCATAATGTTTACTAATAGGGATTAAACAATTAACATTAGGTAAGTTTATATGTTTACTATAATAATAAGTTATACAACTATTATCTAATACTTCTGTTAAATCAGGAAATTCAACAAAATTAATATCTAACAATTTGCTAGATAATGGATATACCCAATGTAGTGCTTGTTTTTTATCAATTAAAAATAATCTATGTGTGTTAGTATTTAACCAATTAATTACTTCTGTTTGATCTAAACTAAATGATTCATTATGATCTAAACACAATATATATCCTTTCTTTTCATCAAGTGGTCTAATATAGATTAGACTTAATGATGTAAGTGCAGGATGAAAATTGTCATTTTTAGGAATAAACCTAATAAAGCAATCATTAAATGGACCTAGTTGTGATAATTGATCTTGGCGTTCTATAATGTAAAACATATTTCATAACCTTTGAATTAAATATAATAAAAAAATTTAGCCTTCTACAAATTCTTTTAATCCAATCATTTGAGAATAAGCTTGTTCAGAAGTTAAAGTAACACCTTGATAAGTACCTATATATATTGTTTGGTGTATAAAATCATTTTTAAGAGAATTATATGCATTTTCATTTATTTCTCTTATAAGAATAGGAGTATTATTAATTTTTTTAGCAAAAAATCTTATAGTTGTATTACGATACGTTAAATCAGAAACAGGAAGATTATAAAAGGGAGGTGTTTGAAGTTGTTGAGATGTAATTCCTGAGTTGAGTGAAAATATAGCTGTGTCTAGGGTATTATTATATAGTTGATTTGTTTCTTGGGCTTTAACTAGTTTAGGAGCATCCTTAGTATATTCTTTTCCAGCATACAAAACACCATTTAATTCATAATAATATCCCTGATAAGGTTGATTAGAAACTTCTTTAACATATTCTCCCCCAGAAGTATATTTACCTGTTTGTATTAAATTAGATGGTATTTTCATATTTTATTTTTACAAACCAAGAGTTTTAGCTAAAACATATATTGATTTTGCTGTATTTGTAGCATCTACATATCGAGGATCTGAGTTAAATAATCCCACCCAGTTGCTTGCATATCCGGTTCCAAAATAATTACTATCATCTGGGTTGGTAGGGACTATTTGCCTTCCACTTAATGATCCTTGTTTTCGAGATTTCATAACTTCAATTAGGTGATCTATACATTCTTGCCAAGTATTATATGTGGCGAAAGCTCTACAATTTCCACCACTATCTAATAAAGTAGTACTTCCCTTTACAAAATTAGCATCAGTAGAAATAAATCCACCTCCATCTGTTTGAAGTCCAATATAGTTGTTATTTATTCCTTTTTTACCATTACCACTTTCAATTATAAAAATTGCATATGTTGCTCTTTTTACAGACGAATCAATAGAATTACCTTTACTTTTGAGATAATTAGCTACATCTGCAGTGTTTACTGAAGTTTGTTGATATGGTATAACAGGAAGATTTTTCCATTTTCCTGATCGATTTGTTTTATCAATTCCAGCACAAGATGTATTTCCTCCTCCACCACCTGTGTTATTATTTGCTGTTAGAAATGAATTTTTAATAGATTCTTCAATTAATGCTGTTAAATCTAGGCTTAAAAATTTAGTTTTATTAGGATCAGGACCGTCTAAAACAATATTTAAAGCATCTATTTTAGTCACCCAATCACTATTAGAAACAGTGTGACCTATTCCTGTTATAGTTTGAGCTAATTTAACTCCAACATTATTACCTTTATACCCATTAGGTAATATATCTTCATTTATTTTAAATAAATGACCAATTACTAATCCTCCTATTCCATCCATTTCAAAAGAAAATTTAATAGGAATAATATTTCTATTTGCTGAGTTAGAGCTAGTTATTGTTTGGAAATATGCAATTAGGTCTTTTAAATTATTTTTTGCCTGGTTGAATAAGGTATTTAAATCAACAGTGGCAGCATTACCTGATACGCTACTGTTATTGGTTGAATTTGTGTTTACTGGAGTAGCCAGATTAGAAAATAGATATATTATACCTCCTAGATTGCTTGCTAAGGCAGTACTACTACCATTAATAGAAGGATCTTGATTAGCAATAGCAAAATCTTTTTGAGGTAATATTCTATCAGTAAGATTTTTGTTAAAATCAATCATGGTATTATTTTGCATACCTAATACTCCTCCTTTAGCTTGAGAGCTTATAGCTATCATAGAACTTTGTTCAGGAAATATCTGTGATTGAAGAGAATAAGAACGTACTACTGATTTTGTGTTTTGTACTTCAAGTTGAAATAATGAAGGTTGACTTGTTTTATCTCCAGTATAATTTACATCAATTATTCTAGCTTTATTGTCTATAGGATCAACGTGAATTTCAAAATTATTTATATTACCTATTGATACTTGAATAGCAGATATCATGCTTTTCAAATACTTGTATAAATTAATATTATTTTTTTCTTGTTTATCTTGAGATTCTATATTTGCATCTAAGGATAACTTATAAAGAAAATCTAAATTTACCCATATATTTTTTATAATACCTAATTCTTTTTCACCTGTTCCATCAATAAAAAATTCCTGTGGTAAGTTTTTTAAAAACTGTAATGAACTAAAAGCTTTTGATACTCCTGTTGTAAGAGCAATAGCTGATGTTGTAGCAGCACTTTGTGTTATATTAATGGTTACTTTATTAAAGTAAAAGGTAGTAATACCTGTTTGAGCTTGAGTTTCAGAACGATCATCTAGAGTAACATTACTAGGAGATAGTATTCTTTTAAGTTCAGATATTATAGGATCATATTGATTTTTTGTAGTTCCTCTAGAAATAATTCCGGGACCTAAAATATCATTAAGTATATCTTGTAATGATTTATTAGTTTTTTGTTTTATAAGATTTTCAACAGTTCCATATAAAACAAAATCATTAGATGGAATTTGTTTTAATGCTTTTACTAGATTATTTAAAGCTCTGTTTCCGTTGCTAAAGAATGAATTATAATCATTTATTGCATTTTGAATATCATTTGTTAATGTTTGAGATAATTGTGCTGTTGGCGCAGAAGCTCCACTTGCTGCAGATAAGATTCCTCCTTGACCATACCATAAAGGACTTTTAATAAGACATACTGTGGGATCAACGGATACTTGTAGAGGATGAGCCAAGCATAATAATTGTTCTGGGGGTCTTGAAGATGTTCCTGAAGGGTCTTCAGAATATAAAGATAAAGATACTACACTGCTAAGGCCTGATTTGGCTATAACATAATTATTTAGTATATCAAAAGTGGCTTCTAGAGTAATATAACATTGTATTCCATCTTTTACAATAGTTTCAGAATTACTAGTATTAATAGTTGATAATCCAGGAAAAGAACCACTAATAATTCTATTTTTATTTATAAGAACAGAGGTACTATTCAAAGTTGCAGAATTATTAAATACATTTAATTTATCATAAAGTTCAGCCCACATTCCTGCTAAAATATTCTTTTCATAATATTGTTTATAGCTGTTAGATGGGGTTTTTCCTTGATTAGAAAATTCAGGGTTTAAAAATCCTTCTCCAGAACTAGTAGTATTAAGTTTAGTTAAATTAGGTAATACATAATTAACTTTAAGAGATTCTATTATTTCTCCTGTAGATATAATTGTTGCTTGGCAATCATAACCACCATCAGGTCTAGCTGACCATTGGTAGTTTTTAATGTAACCAAACATTGCTTCATAGTTACCTCCAGATGCTATTCCTTTATTGTATAGTTCTTTAAATAGATCTTGTCTATTGGTTGCTCCTTTATTGATTATATCAAAAAAACTAGGAGGGGTTGTTTCTAATTTTCCACTATTATTTAAATAAGGATACCACCCCCATTCTATTAATACTGTATATCCAGGGCGCATGTAGAGTATTTCTAAATCTTCTAGTTGTTGAATATTCCAACATTGAAAATTTACTACAACTTCTCTTAATGAACCATATGCTGATTTTGATTTTACATCTATTGATGTAATGCCAGGCATTGGGCGAAGACCAGCAGCTCCTGCTGTAGCTGGGTTTCCATTTATTTGTCCATATAATTTGCCTGATGGGGTGAAATTACTGTAAGCTTTGTCTTGTCCTCCTACTCCTGACCTTAAAGCTCCATTATTTAGAGTTCCACCTAATAGAATGTATTGTTTAGCTAAGTCATTTGTACCATTGACATTGACACTAGAGCTCATTCTAATCCATGAATTGCGAGAATGAAGATATTGAATTACTTCAGGAGTGCGGTTAGCACCCATCATTGCTTCTTGTCTCTTCTCTAGTTGAGTTGCAATTTCAGTTTTAAAGGTATCTCTAAATATTGACATAACATTTATCTAGCTTGATTAAATTGATTAAATTGTTTTAAAACGCTATTTACATCAGTTGGTATTCTTAATTGAGTACCAGGTGCTGGGTATAAAGCCCCATTAGTTATGTTGTTATTAGCTGTTGCTATAATCCACCACAAGGTAGGGTCACGATAATAAGAATATGCTAAACTATCAAGTCTATCTCCTACAGTAGTTATAACATATACATCTGTTTCTGATAAAGGAATGTTTGGATATTGTTTTCCTTTATAGTAGGGTCTATTTGTATATGGAGTTTTTAATATAGTTGCATTATCGTAGCGTGTCATATTATATTATTTAGGATATGGTGGTGCTTCTACTACATTGCCGTTTGTATCAACATCTGTTGTAAAGTGTTCTGCTATTTTAGTTCCTGTTATAAAACCAGATCGTTGAGCTTGAGTTGAATTTTCTGGGTTTGGTAGGTAACCAAAAAAACCATTTTTTAATGTATTTGGACCGCTTTGTTCATACTCTGGGAGTTTACGATGTATTATTGTTAAATCAACATTAACATCTAAATACATAGCTAATAAAGCATCGTTACTAATATCCCAAGAAGCATCATCAGGAATGCTATAGTTTAAACTGTTTAATACAGCATATTCACCAACTAAGTAATTTCCAACATTTACTTTAAGTAAAACCCCAGCTAATAAACCATTACCATTATAACTACCAGCAGTTGTTGATGCTAGTTGTCCTAATGCTCTGTGTTTTTCAAATAATTGAATTTTATTAAAACAAGGAATTTTTAAGTTAAAAGATACGTTGCGTTTAAATTTATTGTATATATAAAAACTTTCAGCTCTACCGGCATAATTAATATCATTCCAAGTAGCATTGAAATTATCTTTAAATCCAGTCATATAAGCCGAAAATATCCATCTTTCAGGGTATTGTTGGTTGGCTTCGAATGGGTTAATAGCTCTAAAAACTACAGTTAATATAGAAGCATCTTGTCTTTCAAATGGAGATGAAACATCATATTCTCTTTTACTTCCACTAGCTGAAGTTTTTACATTCCCATAATATTTAAAATCAGGAGCATCTCTAGTTATACTAATATCTTTTGTTGATATTGCATCTCCATAGGAAGATGAAAAATAACCTCCACTAACAAAAGGAATTGGTTGAGATATATCTGTTTTTATTTTTTTCTTTAAAGCATTATATGTGTCAACAGTACCATTTGTTATAGCAGTATTTATATTGTTTGGTTCTAATGGTACTCCTGTATAAGTAGATATTGATTTTTTAGGATCTTGATATATGCTTTTATCTCCGGTTGCTTTAGAGTAATCAATAGACTCTGGATTGTTGTTTTTTCTTGATTTGCCTGCAAAAGAAGTAGAATTAGAAAGGGATTCTTGTATTCTAAATCCATCCTCTGTAAAATCGTATCTATTAATTCTTGTTCTTCCTATACCATAAGTAGAGCCAGGGCCTGTTAAATAATCATCAATTACTAATTGACCAGGAGTTGGGGAAATTTTTGGTATTATATTCCCAGTAATTGCTCCTAAAGCTCCAGTAATTGTATTTATTACTCTTGCTGTTTTTGGACTTATTAAACCACGATTAGCAGCACCATCTCCTAATTTAAATTTGCTTTTGTATTCTACTAATCTGTTAAATCTACTATTAACTGATCTATTATTGGAGTCAACTACAGCTGCATATTTAGTGTCTTCATTTTGGGTTGGTCCTATGCCATGCCTATTAAAGTGAATACCAAAAGCATTAGATGGTACTTGTGCTAATGTATTAATTCCTAAATTATAAATGCGGGTAGGGCCTAATAAACCCCCAGTAAGAGTACCTAATAACCCTCCAGGAGATAAAGCTCCACCAAATACTCCTGCTAGTCCTTTTTTAACTTCTAATTTTGGAGTTGATAATTGTAAACCAACTTGTTTAATAATAAAGAGAGGACCAGTAGGTAAAGTAGTAAGAAAACCACCAATACGAAAAGTATCATTTATAGAGCTTTGAATAGAACCTAAAGCTCCTCCACGAATAAAAGTATCTCCTGCTAAAATTTCTCTAGCAAATCTTCCTAGTTTACTATTGCCTAACCTAACACTTAAGTTAGGAACAGCAGGAATACTATTAATACCTAATATTTTAAGAATATTATTAGGACCAACAGTAAGAGTAGTTTTACCACTAGGGTCAGAAGTTATGAAAGGTTGACCACTATTTCCCCCTCCAGGGCGGTCGTGCCCGTATTTAAGAGAAGTTAAATCGGTTTTAAGATCAAGTAGTGGCATATTTTATCCGAAATAGCGACCTTCAGTTGGTCCTAAATCTTTATAATTACGGCCAGTTTTAGATTTGTAAATTTGTGATACTACACCTGCTACTTCTAAGTTAGGAGCTTTATTATCTAGCTCATCTAATTGAGATTCTTGTGGAAGATAAGGAGCATAAGCTGTTTTATTAAAACTTACAATTCTAACTTTTGGGGTAGAATTTACATCATATGTATTTTGTAACTTACTTTCTTTAGGATCTAATGGATTTACAGTATTAGCAGCATCAGCAAATCCCCAAGCAGCAGATCGTGGCTGGGGGTCTAGTTTATTTCCTAGTAAGCTGTATTTACTTTCTCCTAGTTTGTTTAATAATGACATTTTTGTAATATTTTATGGTTCTATGTATAAATATTTAATAACTAAACTAGGCTAATGAATAGCTAGTACTTTTAGCTTGGCTGGTTCCTGTTGATAGCTGATTACCTACGACTTCACCTAGTTTTTCTGCACCTACTTGAATAGCCATAGCAGGTTGTGGTTTATTAGCTAATGCATTTACTGCATTTCTTACTTCATTTATTGCTGCTACTAAAGGTGATATATCTATACTTCTACCTCCTCCTTTACCTCCTCCTCCTAAATCAGTACCTGCTACAATAGTATCATTATTATTAAAAGCCACAGCTCCTTCAGGGCCAAACAGCATGCGTTTACCATAACCGGGAGATATAACATCATCTCCTGTTTTAGCTCCTGCTAAATATCCCATTAAAGCTCCAAATAAAGCAGCAGCAACTCCTCCAGCAATTAACCAACCAACTCCAGGAATAGAAGCTGCACTTCCACCTGCTCTAGCAGAAGCTCCAGCAATATCTGCTGTAGCTCCTCTTATGCTTTCTCTAGTAGATAATCTTTTAAGTGCTAATGCTGTAGTTAATCCAGTAATCATTTTTACTAGGCTAACAGTTGCTATTAATCCTAGTACTGAATATAAGCCTGTAGCACTGCTGAGTATATTTGCAAATCCTTCTATAAGGCCTGATAGAGGTCCTGCTAGTATATTTCCAAGAGCGTCTTGCAATTTTAAAACAGCATTGTTAAATTTTTCTTGTATGTCTTGTCTTTCTTGAGCTTCTTTAGCTTCTCTTTCGGTTAGTTCTGCTAATGATTCTCCATTTTTTATAGCAAGTTCTTGTTTTCTTAATTGATCAGCTAATTCATCAGCAGTTAACCCAACAGCTTCAGCTATTGATTTTTGTTGGATAACATTCATTTTTTGGAAATCAGCTAAGGATCCTACTTGACTAGATAATTCTTGTGCTAATGTAACTTGATCTCCTACTAAAGCAGCAGCTCTAGCTCTTTCAAGATTTAATTGTTTGCCCGTTATTAATTCGGCTTTTAATTCATTTTCGATTGATGATTCAAAATTTAAAAGAGCTTCACCTTGTTTAACAGTTTGTTCTAAGCTAGAACCTAAGGCTTTAGTAGCAACTACTGCTTTAACAATACCTGTAGGGTCATTTTGCAAATTAGCTGCTAATCTTCCAGATACTTTTGCAGCTTCTGCTATTGTTGCTTTAAATGGAACTCCTACTTTAAGGTTATTCCTAGTAGCAACAAAAGCTTTAACCATATTATCATTAACAGTTTTAGAAGCTTGTCCTGTTAATACAGAAAATCTATAAATACCCGCTGCTTCTTCTCCTGTTAATCCAAACTGTTTGGTTAACATTATTTGTGTTTCTAAAGCATCATCTGAGTATTCGGCTACAAATCCAATAGCATTGTTTAGTTCATTTGCTGCATCTCCAGCATTTTTAAGAGTAACATTAACATTAAGTGATGATTGGGCTAGCCTAACCATATTAGATGTTACTCTATTAGCATTATCTGCTCCATAACCTAAATTTTTACCTATATCTGTTGATATTTTACTAAAGCGTAAAGCACCATCTATTATGGCTTTAAATACAGTAGCTAAACTAAAGAATTTTTCAAGTTGTCCTCTAATCTCTTTATATTTAGATACAGCAAAGCCAGATAAAGAATTTTGTTTCTTTTTTTCCTCAGTAATTTTTTTCTCTTCTTCAGCAGCTTGTTGAATTAGTCTTATATTAGTATCTAAAGCCTGGTTGAATTTGATTTGTGATGTTATTAGTCGAAGTTGGCTTTCTATTTCGTCTTTAGCAGCTTGTGTTTTTGCCTTAGTGTACTTTTTTAATAATCTATCTCTATCTTGCTGTAAGATATTTATTTTGACTTCTGCTTCTTCTTGAAGTTTATTTGCTTTTGAAAGAACATCTTTACCAATACCATATTTAATATTTAAAGCGCTAGCATTATCAACTTGCTTTTTAAGTTGAGCAGCAATATCACTATCAATTTCTTCAATGCTATCAAGCAGATCTTTAGTTTTTTCTAGCTGGTCATTGAATTTTTTCTGTTGTTCGGCTAGTCTTTCTGCTTGATCAGGTGAAAGAGGATCAAAATATCGTTTAGGAGTAAAGTCAAATCTCATGCGTATAAATATTAAGGCGCCTATTTTTTAGGCGCCTTTGCTATGTATGTTGGTGTTTTAGATGGAGCTATGTTTGGTCGTGCTATATCTTTGTTTGATTTATTTTTAAGCATATTTTGTTGCTTTTCAGCTTCTTCATTTTGTTTTTCATAATATTCTTTTAATGTTTCAAATGTGAATCGACGCAACCAAATAGGCATATTATACACTGTATCCCAGTCATATCCACCATTCCCATGAAATACTATTTCATGAACTTGTTTAAATAAAAATAATCTATATTCCTGCGTCAGGCCAAAAAAAGTTAAGAGAAATAGGAATTACCATACCCTCCCCTGTATAGTTTTCATCATCAGGTTTAAATATCATATTAATATCTGGGGATATTTTATTGTAGTATTCACGTAGTGCTCTGGCATCTTTTGCAATAAGGTAATTATCAACAAAATCACGGATGTCTTTCTGGTCACGTTTTCCTTCAACTGAAGTAATCATGTGTTTTAGTCTAGTAGTAATATCTGTTGTAACATTAGGATTGACTTTTTGTAATCCTTTTATTTCAGCTTCAATTTTTTGTTCATCCCCGTGTGTTAATAATTTAAAAGTAATGTTATTATTTGAAAAAGGCAAAGTAAATGAAAATTCATTTGTGCCTCTTTTAAATAAAGATTCATCTATTACTTTATCTTCTAATTTAGATAAATCAACTGTTGTTTCTATTTCTTGTCCTCTTTTATCTGTGTATTTAAAGGGGTAGTCTTTACCATAACCTAAAACACGAGCAGCAACTAATATTGCGTTTTTATCACCAATTAACAGTTCATTATAATCAATTGGAGTAACAATTAGAGCTTGGAGTAACTTATCAATTACTATTCCTTGACGAAGATAATTACTGTTAGTAAGGATATCTTCTTCCTTAGCTGTCATATACTTCATTTCAATTTCACCTTTAGAGAGGGGTGATGTCTCGGGATACAGTAAGCCTTTTGAAGGTAATGAAACTGTTTCTGTTGGGATTTTCAATTCTGCCATAAACTATTTTGTTATTGTATATATAAATATATGCAGAAAAAAAGTGTTTGCAAAAGAAGCAAACACTTAGTTTTATAAATACGAATGACTTATTTTTCATCGTTTGCAATAAATATTACAAACAAAAAAGACGTTTGCCTAAGCAAACGTCTCTTAAAATAATTATTATTAAATTAGAAGTTCAATACGCAGTAATCCATAGCGATTGTTACTGTTAGATTAATTGCTGCTTCGTTAGCCCAATCGTATTCGCCGAATGTGGCTGTTTTAACATAAGCACCGTTAATAATCCATTCACCTACTACATCACCTACAGGACCAAGTATATCTAATGTGAGTGTTTTTTTATAAAAATCAGAATAACCATCACGACCAGTTACTGATTCGTGTGCTAAACGAGCCCATTCCATTACTGCTTGAGCACCTGATGGAGTTACAGGATCGTATAAATTTAAAGTCATATCATTCCATCTAACTTTACCTTTAACTTTACGGTAAACGTTGATGTGATCTAAAATAATTTCACCAGCTTCAAATCCAGGAGCAGTTGCTGATTTGATCAAGTACGCAGGAATACCATCGATGTACATGATAAAGCGATTCTGAACTTTTGGTTCAAATGCTGTGAACATTATTTCGTTGGGTGATAATACAGCCATTTTATGTTAATTTTTTATTGCTATCAATAAATATAGCAACTACACTCCCTATGCAGGGAATGTAGCGCCAGTTGGTAATACGTTGAAATTTAATATGATAAATTCAGCTGTCTTAGTTGGTTGAATATAAATTTGACCTACTAATTGATTTCTATCAATTACATCAGGTGTGTTATTAGATTCATCCATTATTACTCTGTAAGTATATAGACCTTGACGTTGTACTACTGAATCTAGGTATGGGTTAACTTGAGATAGGAATCTATTGCGAGTTACTGTTGTATTTTGTTCAAATACTAAGTTGTTTGCAACTTGGCCAATGAAGTCTTTTAATGCAATTAATAGACGACGAACATTTACTCTATCTAAAGCAGTTGCTCTACGTTGTAATGTTTTCTGGCCAAATACTACAACACCTTCTCCAGGGAATGTAGCTAATGGGTTAACATTTGCATTGTATAGTACATCGCGATCATTTTGAGTTAATTTTCTTTCAGCACGTAATACTGAAGGAACACCACCACGATTTAGGCCTGCAGGAGCAAACCATTCAGCACCAACTTGATCGTTGAATGCGAATACACCACCCATTACTGCTGATGGAGGACACCATACTGCCTTGCCTAAAGCACTTGAATATAATTGAATCCAAGGCCAGTAAGTAGCAGCATAGTTACTTGATTGACCAGCAGCAGCAGAAGCAGCTGATGATACTACAGCCCCATATACTTTAGTATCTACTACTGCAATAGCATCACCTCTACTTTCACAAGTAGAAATCATAGTTGCAGAAGCAGCATTATCTAAACCTACACCAGGAGCTAACAATACATTAAAACGATATTCATCTTTATTTGCTAATAAAGCAAAAGCAGCTTGATAATCAGCAACAGCAAATCCTTGGACGTTTGTTGTTGTGATATTTTCGTTCATTTTTTGTTCTAAATTAGTTGCAGCAAGCCCACCAGCAAATGAACCACCATATGATCCACTTCCTAATGCTGGGAGACTACCACTGTATTGGGCTGCTTTATAGGCACCGTTATTATCAATAGAATCTACTTGAAGTCCTGTTACAGATTTAACACGGATGTATTGAGAAGCATTAGCATAAGAACCAGTATAATCAATATATGGAGCACCATCACTGTCTACTTTGTAAACTGGTTTATAATCACCAATTACACGAGAAATAAAGTTTGGTAATGCTGGGTCTAGTGATAGGTTAGGCCATGTTTCAAGATAGTTAAGTTGAGCATTATTATCATTACCAGCACGAACTGCTAGATTAAATGTACCACTTCCAGTATTAACACTTGTAACTTCCCAACGAACATTAACAGCACTTCCGCTTGCTAAAGCACCACTTACTAAGCTAGAGGTATTATTCATAATATTACCCCAAGCTATTGTTTCAAGAGAGAATGAAGTATTACCAGTAGTAGTGTTAATTGTTCCTCCTCCTAATGTAAATAAAGTAGAGAAAGAAGAAGCAGATCCTGTAGCCACAGTAATACCATTAGCATAAGTACCTGCTGAAGATCCAGATACAATTAATGTTGCCGTACTATTAGATGCTTGAACTATACCAGACATAGCAGTATTGATTTCAGCTGCTAGATTTATTGCAGAAGCCTCAGCTGTTGAACCAGTACTGAAGAAATATAGTTTTCCATCAGTATCATCACTAGGTACAGGATTACCAGAAGCTATAAATCTGTACACATCACTACCATATGTAATTCTAACTTCATCATTGTCAGTAAAAGCAGCAGCTAATAATCCACTTCCTGTAGCATATAGAACACCTACAGTTGTGCTAGAAGGTACATCAGCACTAGCATAAGTACTCATACCCGTACTACCACTAATAATTTTAGTAACTAATAATGTTTGACCACCATTATTAAAGAAATCTTTAGCAGCTAAAGATGTAAGATATTCGTAGTAATAACTACCACTTTTAAATGTTTCACCAAACTTAGATACGAACTCAGTATATGATGTAACATAAGTAGGAACCATCGGTTGGCCTAATACCGTAGGGCCAACGATTGCGGTTGCTGTCCCTTGAATACCCCTTTGAACTAACGACTGGTCAGATTCATTTTGGAATACACCGGGAGATAAAATTTGTTCTGCCATTTTGTATAATTGTTTTTGAAAATTTAATAGGATTGACCTAATAATAAATATCTAAAATCAATTATAAACCGCAGAACTATTACTGGATAGGCGTTATTTCTCCGGTTTCTGGATTGATTGAGCCAGCTCCATATTTTTCTTGGAGATTATTAACTAGTTCTGATTCTTTCTGTTCAATTGTAGCTAGATCATTAACTAATTGCTTTTTATTTTCTCCAAGTTTATCCACTTGTTCTTGCAAAGCGATACGTTGCGCCTCGGCTACTCCAATTTCAAATATAGTTTGATTATACTTTGATTGAAGATCTTTAATTGATTGTAATTCTTCTGTTGTTAATTGTGCCATAACATTATTTATTTTTCCCATTTAGCTAATGGGCAAGCTTCAGGACCTGGTTTAGGTGAAAATACTTTTTTACTTAATGGACAACCGCATTCTCCACAAACAAATGAAGCAATTGCTTTAACATATGTTTTTTTATCACATGAATCACAAACGTTAGCTCTATATTGAGCTATCGTTTGTTGATCAGGTGTAGGATTAGCAGCAGCTACCCATGATTTAAATATCTCAGATATTTTATTCATTAGTTGGTGTGATTTCGCCAGTATTTAAATCAAGATTTCCATTACCATACTTAATAGAAAGTTTATTATAAAAATCTTGTTCTTGAGATACTAAATTACGATAAGTAGAAAGTAATGATTCTTTTTGAAGACGATTCTCACCTAAAGCAAATGTAATTTGATTTTTATTTGCTTTATAATTTTTAAGTTGTACTAATTCTTCCTCAGTAAGGAATTTTTTAGTTTCGTCACTCATTATTTTTCTTTTTTAATAATCTTCTTACCACCAGTGCTCATAGAAGGTTTAGCAGCAGGCTTTTTAGCAGCAGGTTTTTTTACTTTTTTAACTTCTTCTTTAACTTCATCAACAAGATCTTTGATTGCTTCTACTTTAGTTTCGATTACATCAGGAATGTTGTTGTTGTTTGCATCAGCAACTTTACCTTTTTTCATAAGAAAAAATGTAGCAACGGCTGCAGCGACTAGTAATACGATAATAACTGTTAACATAAAATTTATTTTTTGGTTTACGTATATAAATATATAATAAAGATTGAGGACAACCAAATTTATTTAACTTATTTATTAATTCTCAGTAATATAAATTGTTGCATTAAATCCATAACCTGCGTTTGCAACCGGATTAGTAGCCCATGTTACTGGGTTTGATTTAATTTCAATATATTCACCGGGGGAAACAGACATACTTATTCCAGTGCTAAACCAGTCTCTTGTTAATGCTGACACTCCTACTGTTTCTATTGATTGTGAAGTAACTGCATTTTTAACAATAAAAAGTTGCCAAGATTCAGCAGAACCTGCTGTAGAAAATGAAGCATATGCATAAACGGCTGTTATAGTTCCTGCTTTAGGAATATAAATCTCACCTCTACCTTGAGCGTTGGAAATATTGAGAGAATGACCCGAACCAATATAATATGTAGTAGCATCAGCCCATGTAAAGTTAGCTACGGCAAAAGAAGATGCTTGTAAAACATAACCACCACCAGCAGCAGGAGGAGCATATGATGCTGAGAGAGCATAAGATGCTGAGGTGGCATTGGATGCTGTTAAATTATTTATTACTCCATTTGTTCCTGTTATACTGCCACTTACATTTATTGATCCTGTAAATTGATGAGTGTCTGTAATTAGATTTCCAAATTTACTTGAACCTGTAATCCAACTTACAGATGAAGTAATAGTTTGTACTACTAAAGTCTGTGCTGTTATTGTACCTGTTGAAGTAATACTACCACTAATATTTAAAGATCCAGTGACAACAGCACTTCCACTTATATCTATGTCACCATTTAATGATGTTTCTTTTCCAAATCCAACTCTAGATTGAGATACATATAATGCTCGTGTTCCATATTGTCCAATACGAACAGTATTATCTGAGAATGCTTCTATTACAGGTAAACCTGCTATTGTATTAACTGAAAATAATGACCCAGAGAGTGAATCATTTACACTAAAGAGACGACCTGCAGCTCCATCAACTGTAAAGATAGAAGATGTAGCTAAACTACCTGAGCCTCTAATGTTGGTTACGTTTACTGTACCTGATACTTGAAGTTTTGCCGCGGGTATTGTAGTACCTATGCCAATATTACCACTAGCACTAATAACCATATGATCGGCATTTGCTTCTCTAAAATGTATGTTTTTGCCAGTAGGTCTATTTATATAAAGAGATTGATCAGTAGGTGAACTTAAGAAATTATATGATGTTGAAGAAGCAGTACTATTTAAACTAATACCAGCATATCCTGAGGATCCGAAAGCATCTCCGATTAATACTCGGCTTGTTCCATTTCCAGCAACATCAAGTCTAAGTCTAGGATTTGTAACTCCTACACCAACATTACCACTACTACTTACATACAAAAATGTAGATGAACCACTTATGATTCTAAATGTATCTCCGTTTACATCAACAGATGCAGTTACACTACCTGTAGTAATTCTATCCCCAACAGCAGTAGATGTACCTCCAGGTGCCCAAGCGGCTGAAATAGCATTTGATGCTGAGACAGCCCAGGATGAGGTGCCAAGTAAAGATCCAGTAATTCCATTTGTAACATTTAAAGATCCTGTTACAGTGCTATTATCTAAGGCAATGAGGCCATTGCGAGCAACGAATTCATTCATTTATGTTGTGTTCTAGATCCCTATCCCTAGAACGGGGGTTTACATATAAATATTATAGAAGTGGATTAGGAGCAGTCCATTCTTCTGTAGCTAATGTTGCTAATATTTCCTCATAGGTATATGGTCCTTCTTTAGTTGTTAAGGCTTCTACCGATGATGGAATTGTTTGTCCCTCCCATTTTACAAATGTTTTTGTTCCATCTACTGATTTGCGAACAGTATCAATAGATGTTTCTAACACCTGTGTAAAATCAATTGTATCTAATTCAGATACATTAAAAATCATAAATTCTCTGTTTTGATATTCCATAGTTATATTTTTTATAATTAACAAGTAGTATAAGCACCTGCTGATACATTAAGATTTAAAGTAACTGAAATATTAGAGTTTACAGTAACTGTGTACGGGTTAGTTGTGTATCCACAATATGTAGTTGAAGATGCGGGGCAACTTGTTCCTGTTTGTGCACCGAATGTTTGATCTGTTGTACCTCCTATTTGAGCACCTATATAAAGTACGGTTCCTGCAGGTACATTTGTAATAGTTCCTCTGAGGGTTGTTGTAGGACAAGTAGGATCTGTAATGCCAGTAGCTAATGTAGTTTTAGAACCTCCAGATCCTAATTTATAATAAATGCCTGAGATACCACCAACAGTTCTTGCTGCTGAGTTTCCTTGGTATACAGTTACTGTATAAACTTGTGTTGTAGTTGTAGTTGTAGTACTTGTTGTTGTAGTTGTTGTTGGGGCTGCTGTGGTAGTAGTTGTCGTTGTTGATGTTGTAGTAAGGATAGAATCTGTATTAAGCCTAAAGCGAGAAGCTTGTGCTTCATAATTTTGTTGCACTTCAGATGCTGATAGAGCTCTATTATATACTCTTGCATTTGCTATACTTCCTTTAAACCAGACTGCTGAACCTCTATTCATACCTATTCTATATCCTGTAGCATCTGTGAAATTGTTTGTTACGGTAAAGGATGTATCTGGGATCCCATTGATGTAGAATTTGGTTTGGTTTGCACTTGTAGATTCTCTTACTACAGTAAAATTAGCCCAACTATCTGAAGCTGTATATGTGCTTGTACCTAGAATAGATGTACTTCCTTGGAAAACTAAAGCATTAGAAGTAAATGAAATTTGCCAGTTACCAGCGGCAGCAGCTGCTGCTATACACATTAATGTTGAGTTTGTAGATTGAGATCCACTAGGTTTAAACCACATATCTATACTGAATGGGTTTGTGCCAAAAGCAGTATTTGTTGGAGTTAATGCATAATCATCTATACCATCAAATGCAATACTCCCTCCATTAATTTCATTAAAAAGAGGACCATTAATTAAAGAACCACTATTATTATTTCCTGTCAAATCAGTCCATGTGTTTCCACCTCCCGGATAACTATTTCTGTCAGCTGCATCTAAATCAAATGCTAAACTGCTATCTCTTACTATATATGGTCCACCTGATATTCCCATTTGTTATAAGCCGAAGCGTGATTTTTGTGCATTATAATTTTGAATAGCCTCACCTGCTGAGAGAACTCTATTATACATTCTAACAACAGCTATATTTCCTGTTAATATATTTCCATCTTTTCGTCTACCTATTCTTAAAGGTTCTGTGTTGTTTGTAGATACCATATCTCCAGCACTTCCTGCTCTAGTTGTAGTTCTTGTTACTCCATTAACATACATAGTTATTGTTCTTGCTCCTAATCCAAAAGTACTAGCAGTTGCTACAATATGTGTCCATCTATTAAGAGAAAATACATTTGTTGCTGTATTGTATGCTTCAAAAGTATTACTACCAGCAATGTTATTTACTTGATAAAGAAATGATAATACATTTGATGTATTGATTTGGAGTTCATAATTGCCTGGGTAAAAATTTGCTGCACCGTTTGATGGGCCTTTTCCAATTAGAAACCCAGTGCTAGTTGTTATAAAAGCCCATACTTCTAAAGTTATAGTATTTGTTATAGAATAGACACTAGCATCAGAACCACTCACTCCGTTATCAACTCCATCAAAAACTATATTACCCCCAACACTAGAATTGTAAGTTGCTCCATTGTATAATGTTAATGTATTTTGGTTTTCAGTTAGATCTCTCCATGTAGTAGATGAAGATCCACTAAAACTATTTAAATCAGCAGCATCCAGTGATAGTACTAATCCATCTCTTACTATCTGTCCAAAAGCGTATTGTGTTGCCATATATTATAACTATAAGCCGAAGCGTGATTTTTGTGCGTTGTAGTTTTGGAGGACTTCTGTTGCTGACAGAACACTGTTATATATTTGAAAATTTGCTATTTGTCCATTAACAAATCCAACAGCCGCACTTCCTGAACTACATCCTATAAAAAAATCCCCTGTTAGTCCGGATGGATTTCCTGCGGTTCCATTTCCATTTTGGGATCCTTGAACATAAATAAAACTTGTATTATTTATACTGTTATATGTAATACCTATATGATACCATTGAGTATTTAACCATTCATTTAAAGATGAACTTATATTAGTTATTCCATTAATATCTACTACTAAACTTCTATCTGTTGCTGTTCCACTACCTCCCCATCTAGCTTCAAAGTTTCCATTTTTACCCCAAGGTCTTTGATTTCCAGCATACCCTGTAGTTATTGTATTTGTAAATTTAATCCAAAAACATATACTTCCAGATATATTGTTGAATTTACTTCCCATATTAACATATTGGTTAGTTCCATTAAATGAAAAACTTCCCAAATTATTAGAAGTAAAAGTAGGAGTATTCGTTAATGTTCCGTTATTACCATTTAGGGTTAAATCATTCCAAGCAGTTCCACTACCTGGATAAGAATTTCTATCAGCGGCATCTAACGATAATACTAATCCGTTTGTAACAATTGAAGGTCCATCAAAAAATCCCATACTATTCAGCAGCTAATTGTGACACACGATATTGTCTTCCCGTAGGATCTGCATCTTGAAGTTCAGTAGCTTTTGCTTGTGCTTCTTCAAAATTATCATAATCATAAAGAGGATCGTCTGGGTTTAGTTTTGCTACCCAAATTGAATCATTTCCTGGGATAAATTGCATTTGTACTTGATAAATCATAAATTGTTATTTTAAATATAAGTTGCTGTTGCTTTAATATTCCAGCCTGCAGTTGATGAAGGTACTTGGAAGTTTAATTGTACTTGTCCTGTTACTATTGCTACAGAACCAGTTACTGCTAAAGTATTTCCTATATCTGTAGTTGAATAGTCGTTATATGATACTGTTCCTCCTACCCACACAGCTGATATTTGTCCTGCTCTTGCATTTGATCCACTATACAAAGTATAGTTGTAAAATGCAGAAACAAAAGAACCAGTATTGTTAGTAAATACATTTACTGTTGATGGAGAAGTAGATGATAAAACAGTAGTATAATATATTTGAGAACCACCTATAGTATAACCTACAGTTGATGTAGCATTAGCATAAGATGATGTTGCCGCAAATGAAGCAGATACTGCATTTAGAACGTAAGAGGCAGTTTGAGCAGTTGTTACAAAAGAAGCTGTATTAGCAGTTTGGGCTAAAGTAGCAAATGATGAACTTACTGCTTGTAAAACATATGATGCTGTTTGAGCAGTAGTTACGAAGGAAGCAGTTTGAGCAGTTGTTACAAAAGAGGCTGTGTTTGCTGTTTGTGCTAAAGTAGCGAACGAAGAAGATACTGCATTTAAAACATATGATGCTGTTTGGGCATTAGATGCTGTTAAACTATTTATTACTCCAGCTGTTACTGTTATACTTCCACTTACACTTACACTACCAGTAAATTGATGGGTATTTGAGATTATGCTACCAAATCTAGTAGAACCAGTTACAAAATTAGTTGATGAAGTGATAACTTGAGCTACAATTGTTTGAGCAGTTAATGTACCTCTTACTAAGAAATTGTCTGCAGAAGAAGCAGTTGAGGCAAATGATGATGATACTGCATTAAGTACATACGATGCTGTTTGAGCAGTAGTTACAAAGGATGCAGTGTTTGCTGTTTGAGCTAGTGTTGCAAACGAAGCAGATACTGCTTGTAAAACATAAGAAGCAGTAGTTGCATTTGCTGCGCTTGTAGCAAACGATGCTGATACGGCATTTAGTATATAAGAAGCAGTAGTTGCGTTTGCTGCTTGTGTTGCGAATGAAGCACTTACTGCTTGAAGTACATAAGAAGCAGTAGTTGCATTGGTAGCAGATGTAGCAAATGAAGCAGATACTGCTTGTAAAACGTAGGAAGCAGTAGTTGCTGTACCTAATAAACTACCAGTGAAACTACCAGTAAAGCTAGATCCACTAGTAGGACCTATAATAATTAAACTTCCAGTTATATTTACAGATCCGGTTATTGTTTGATTGCCTCTAAAGGTATTTGAACCTGTAGTTGCAAATACGGTTGAATCAAGTCCATCTAATAAATTAGCATTACTAGCAGATACTGCATTTAAAACGTATGATGCTGTTTGAGCAGTTGTTACAAAAGAGGCTGTGTTTGCTGTTTGAGCTAATGTTGCAAATGAAGAAGATACTGCTTGAAGTACATAGGATGCTGTAGTTGCATTTACTGCGCTTGTAGCAAACGAAGCAGATACTGCTTGTAAAACGTAGGAAGCAGTTACTGCATTTTGTGCTTGTAATGCATATGATGAACTTAATATACTGTTAGAACCATTAGGGCCAAAAACACCAGATGATGTTATATAAGAAGCGGTTGTTGCAAATGAAGCTGAGGTGACAGTTCCTGCGGCTACAGTTATAATATTACCCCCCGAGTCTATAGCTAGATTAGCAGCTACAGTTCCAGGAAATGCTCCTGAGCCTGTATATCTGTTAAAGGTTATTTGTCCATTATGAAGACTAACATTAAAAAATTCAGCATCACTACCAGTATTAGTTCCTCTTAATATCCTAAATCTATTTTGATAATTATCAAACATTGAAGCTGAGGAATATAGGCCTCCACTTGCTTGTAATAATATTTGTCCACCTTCTCCTGCACCACCTGCTGGTGCTGGTCCTACAACTAATGTGTTTTCAGTAGATCCTAATGATGAGGTGCCTACTGTTAGTGCATTTGTTATTATTACACTTTGGTTAAGTGTATTAACAAATGATGCTGTGGAGGCAAACGACGCTGATACAGCATTTAGTATATAAGAAGCAGTAGTTGCATTTGCTGCATTTGTAGCAAACGATGCTGATACAGCATTAAGAATATATGATGATGTTACAGCATTGTTAGCCCATGACGCTGTACCAAACAATGAACCACTTAATGATCCTGTAAATGAACCTGTAATAGTTGCGTTAGAACCAGATACTTTAATGGCTTCTTTAGTGTATGTGCCTAATCTAACAGAATCATCAGATGATACTGCTAATATAGGAATACCTGAAATATCGTTTACTGAAAATAAGGATCCAGATAGAACATCTGTTACAGAGAATAATTGACCTTGTGATCCTTGTACATCTAAAATTACTGAGCCTGAGCCGTTTACGGATAGGCCTTTTTTGACTTTAAATTCGTTTGCCATTATTTAGTATCCTTTTTTCATTTTCCAAAAGGGACACATATAAATATATTAGATTATGTGTTTATAGACCGAAGCGCGCTTTTGTTGCGTTATAGTTTTGAGCAATTTCTGAAGATGAAAGGGCTCGATTATATAATTGAGTTATTGCTATAGATCCTGTAAAGTAATATCCTGTATATACTGTTGGATTAGCGGCTCCTATTGTCACAGCATTAGCAGTAGTATTTAGTGTTCCTGCTAAAGTTTTTGTTTGTGTAAATATACCATTTTCATAAACTAATATAGTAGTTGCTCCATTATAAGTTACTGTTATATTTTTCCATCCTGTTTGTGCAAAAGATGAACTAAACATTATATCATCTGCAAATGTCCAAACTTCCATTACAGGATATATTGAAAAATCAATTCCAAAAGATGTACGAGTAGTATTACCCCCATATTGAAATAAATTGTTTACATCATTTGCCCAAGTAGAGGGGTTAGTAAAAAACCATATATTAATAGTTCTAGCCCCAGATCCTGTTGGTATGTTACGTAGTGATGACACTGATATGTAGTCATTAGTTCCATCAAACACAATACTACCACCATTGGCACTATTAAATGTAGGCCCGTTTGTTAATGATCCACTATTGTTATTTCCACTTAAATCTCTCCATATAGTTCCACTACCAGGATAACTTTTAGTATTAGCAGCATCTAAAGCTAATACTAGTCCATTTGTTATTATATTAGGTCCTGTATACATTATTATAGATTGAAGCGTCCTTTTGTTGCGTTATAGTTTTGAAGAACTTCTGATGCTGAGAGGGCATGGTTGTATATTGAAGCCATTGCAACACGACCTCTCAAACTTCTAGAAAGATCACCTTGTCTTGATCCTATATACACATTAAAACCATTAGTAAAATCCCCCGGACCTGGGTAAGTTGAAGTGCCAACTCTATTGCCATTCACATAAATGCTTTTAGCTGTATTATTATAGGTAGCTGCAAAATTATGCCAAGTATTTATTGCTAACGCACTAGTATCTAAATTATCAGTTATACCTGTGGTATTTCCTCTTGTTTCAAAAGATATTTGATGTGTATTATATAACCATATATCCCATGTGTTGGCATAAAAATGTCCTTTTCCAAATATACCAGCAGCTGCAGTAGGCCTATCAGAATGGTTTAAAAAATAAACCCACAGTTGAGCTGAAAAACTTGACCCAGATGTAAAGTTATATTTGTTATTAATATCTACATAATCATTAGTTCCGTCAAATACAATAACACCATTATTTGCACTACTAAATGTAGGGCCATTAATTAATGATCCACTAGTGTTACTACCACTTAAATCTCTCCAAGTAGTTCCACTACCTGGATAGCTTTTAGTGTTAGCAGCATCTAATATTAATGCTGAGCCACTTGTAACCATGTTTGGACCTCTAAAAAAAGCCATATTATAATAATCTTACTAATGAACGAACTGACCAAGCTGAACCTGAAATTCCTGCTTGTAATACTATGTTACTTGCACTTATTGCTGTTTGTAATATAACAACAGATGTATTACCTCCCAAATCAGCTGTATAGTTTTCATAATATTCTGTTACTGATCCACTCCAAGTTGAAACAAGTGTTCCTGCTCTAACTGTTGAACCACTATAAGTTACATAATCAAAGAAGGCACATCTGTAAGAGCCAGTAGCTACACTAACTATTGTTTGGAATGAACCTGTTGTTACAGATAAATTTTGTTGATAATCTAATGAAGCAGAATCAACATATAAGAAGTTTCTTACTGTAAAATTATCTGCATAAGATGTAGTTACAGCATATGAAGCGCTTGTTGATGATGAAGCATATGATGCACTAACAGCATTCAAAACATAGGATGCTGTTTGAGCTGTTGTTACAAAGGATGCAGTGTTTGCTGTTTGAGCTAATGTTGCAAACGAGGCACTTACTGCTTGAAGTACGTAGGAAGCTGTGTTTGCATTTGCTGCTTGTGTTGCAAATGATGCACTTACTGCATTTAAGACATAAGAAGCAGTGTTTGCTGTTTGTGCTAAAGTAGCGAATGAAGCAGATACTGCTTGAAGTACGTAGGAAGCAGTTACTGCGTTTTGTGCTTGAGAGGCAAATGAGGCACTTGTAGACCCACTAGCATATGATGCACTTAATACAGACATTGAAGATGTCTGATTAGTTAAAATAACATTACTTCCATTTACTGCTAAGCTTCCAGTTACACTTACACTACCAGTAAACTGATGTGTGTTTACAAGAAGAGTTCCAAATTTTGTTGAACCGGTTACAAAATCAGTAGATGATGTTATTACTTGAGCTACAATTGTTTGTGCTGTGAGTGTTCCTCTTACTAAGAAGTTATCGGCAGATGATGCTGTTGAAGCGAATGAGGCCGATACTGCATTAAGAATATAGGATGCTGTAGTAGCGTTTGCTGCTTGTGTTGCAAATGAAGCACTAGTTGAAGCAGAAGCATATGAGGCGCTTACTGCTTGAAGAACATAAGAAGCAGTATTAGCTGTTTGAGCTAATGTTGCAAATGAAGAAGATACTGCTTGGAGTACATAAGAAGCAGTAGTTGCTGTTCCTAATAAGCTACCAGTAAAATTAGATCCACTAATAGAACCAACAACAGTTAGACTTCCAGTTACAGCTACCGATCCTGTTATTGTTTGATTGCCTCTAAAGACATTTGAGCCTGTAGTTGCAAATACAGTTGAATCAAGTCCATCTAATAAATTGGCATTGCTAGCAGATACTGCTTGGAGTACATAAGAAGCAGTGTTTGCTGTTTGGGCTAATGTTGCAAACGAGGCACTTACGGCTTGAAGTACATAGGAAGCAGTAGTTGCATTTACTGCGTTTGTAGCAAACGAAGCAGATACTGCTTGAAGAACATAAGATGCTGTTTGAGCACTAGTTGCTGTAGCTGAATTTCCACTAATAGAGGCACTAATATATGATAGGTTTTCCCATTTAGTAGTAGTACTATTATATACTAATGCTTGTCCTCCTGTAGGACCAGATATAGCTACATCAGATAAATCTACTAATCGAGTAGTAATAGTACTTCCTCCACCTCCTGCTCCTCCAACACTACGGAATATCCCACCAGGAAGAATAGAATAATCAGCAGTATTAGTAAATACCCCATTATATTTTATAATTATTGCTCCTAAATATACTGCATTTTGTTTTGTATTTTCAACCTCACTAAACGTTTCAAAATTTATATTTGCAGCAGCATCTGCAATAGAAGCATATTGGGCATTACCATAATAAACAACTATACCTTTAGTTGCTGAATTAGGGTACCAAAATATTCTTTGTATTGTAAATGGAGTTGCAGGTAATACTGCTGTTAAGGTACCATTATTATTATAGTTAGCAGGATCTATTACTGTATACCCAGCTCCAGCATTTGTGTCTTGTATAAATGTAGATCCTGATTGGTAGTATCTAAATATTTTAGAAACTGTAGTACCTACATCTGTGATATAGGAGGGGTTATTAGGATCTACTTGATAATTTCTTCCATCAGCAAAAGCAGTACCTCCACCTATTGTTAGTCCTAATGAAGATGAAGGGTTAATAGTATATCCTGATAATTTAAGAGGACCAAATGCCTTAATAAAATCATAAGTTCTTTGTTTATATCCATAAGCTACACTTGGATAAGTAATGCTAGCATTTACTGTAGCTTGATTTTGATGTAATACTGTGCCTATTAATATTTGAGTATTATATTCACCATTAACAAATGGAGTAGTTTGTTGTGTTATTTGTCCACTACTATTTATTCCAATGTATGATTGGACAGAAGAAGTAAGATAAGTTATTGATTGAGATACAAAATTACCCCAATTAATATATTGTATAGTAGGATACGGATTATCATTTAAACTAGCATTTAGATTTACTATAACACCACTACCACTACTTAAATTAAACCAAGTAGAACCTGTGGTGATAGTAATTAAACCACCATTTAATAAGCCTGTATATAAATTGCCTTCTAACCAACGTAAACGAGTTGTATTAGCATATCCATTACCATTTTGAGAAAAATATAAATCATTTGTAGATCCACTTACATAAATGTAAGAAGCTGATATTGATTGATCTATATTTGTTGTTACCGGATCAAAGCGAACATATCCATTATGTGTAGTATCACCATATATTTTAACAGTAGGATTGTTTGTTCCTAGAGCTCCTGAAATTATGATACTACCTGATAGTGTAGTATTACCTAATAAGGTATTATTGCCTGTTTGAGTAGTAGAGCCAGTTATGTTTAAACTGCCTGTTAATGTAGTAGATCCTATTAATGTATTTGATCCGGTAGTAAATAAACTACCAGTTACTGTTTGATTACCTACAAATATATTTGAACCAGTAGTTGCAAATATAGTTGAATCTAATCCATCTAATAAATTAGCATTAGAAGCATATGATGAAGTTCCTAATAAACTACCTGTAAAGGAAGTAGCTTGCAATGAACCTGTTAATCCATAAGAGCCTGTTAGTTGTTTTGAATTAATCCAAACACTACCACTCTTAATAAATAAATCACCATATGAGGATGATGTAGTAGAATCTATAACATCGTGTAATTCACCTAATTCATATCCATTATCTATTTTTACATAAATAGATCCTACAGTAGCATCTATTCTTTCAGCATATCCTAGTCTTACTCCATGATTTGGAGCTACAGGAGGTGTTTGAGTATAAGTACCTGGTGTTGTACTTAGATATATTAATTGTCCTCCTATTAATCCGATTGTATTTAGTTTTCTTAAATTACCTTCAGTCATCACCCAACCTTCACTACCAGCTGGAATTGTTTCTGCAACAAATCCTAATGTGTTTGCTGAACCTTGTTCAGCAGTTGCTGAAGCTAATTTAACAGCTATTCTATTACCTTGTGATCCTGAAATGTATACTACTTGACCTAATGTCATTGAAGCAGTAGTATTATTATAAACATATTGGTATAAATCACTACCAATTTTTAAAGTAACATTTCCACCTTCTAACCCAAATGTTAAAGTTCCTTCACCACTATCATATCCTAATCTACCAACAGCAGCTGTGAAGGAAGCTGAAGTATTAAAATCAATATAATCAGCATTATTTACTGATCCTGATATTATTATATTAAGACCATATGATGCTGTTTGGGCAACTAATGAGCTGGATGCATTTAATGCATATGATGCAGATAAAGCATATGAAGATGAAACAGCGTTTAAAACATAGGATGCTGTGTTTGCATAAGAAGCACTTGTAGAAGCAGATGCGTATGAAGCTGATACAGCTTGAAGAACATATGATGCTGATTGGGCATTTTGAACATAAGAAGCAGTAAATGAATTTGCTGCTTGTGTTGAAAAGGATGCACTAGTTGAACTAGAAGCATACGATGCACTTGTTGCTGTTAAAGCATAAGATGCACTTGTAGAAGCAGATGCATATGATGCAGATACAGCATTAAGAATATAGGATGCAGTGTTTGCAGTTTGAGCTAAAGTAGCAAAGGAAGCACTTACTGCTTGAAGCACATATGAAGCGGTTTGAGCATTTTGAACATATGAAGCAGTATTAGCATTAGTAGCTTGAAGTGCATATGATGCACTAGTAGAAGCAGATGCATAAGAAGCACTTATTGCTGTTAAAGCGTATGATGCTGTTATAGCATTAGAAGCATTAGATGCTGTTAAATCATTTATTACTCCATTTGTTCCTGTTATACTTCCACTTACACTAATACTACCTGTAAATTGATGAGTGTTAGTTATTATGCTGCCAAAGCGAGTAGAACCAGTTACAAAATCAGTACTAGATGTTATAACTTGTGCTACGATAGTTTGTGCTGTAAGAGTTCCTCTTACTAGGAAGTTATCTGCTGAAGAAGCTGTTGATGCAAATGAAGCACTTGTTGAAGCAGAGGCATAAGATGCAGAAACTGCATTAAGAATATAAGATGCCGTGTTTGCTGTTTGAGCTAGAGTAGCAAACGAAGCAGATATGGCTTGAAGTACATAGGAAGCAGTATCAGCATTAGTTGCTTGTAAAGCATATGAAGCACTAGTGGAACTAGAAGCATAAGATGAGCTTATAGCATTTAGAACATATGAAGCTGTTTGAGCGTTTTGTACATATGATGCAGTAAAGGCATTTGCAGCTTGTGTTGCAAAAGATGCACTTGTAGAGTTTAAAGCATATGATGCGCTTACTGCTTGTAATACATAAGATGCTGTTTGAGCATTTTCTACATAAGAAGATGTTAAAGCATAAGAGGCGCTTGTAGAAGATGAAGCATATGATGAACTAACGGCATTAAGAATATAAGAAGCAGTATTAGCTGTTTGGGCTAATGTCACAAATGAAGCACTTACTGCTTGAAGTACATAGGATGCTGTTTGAGCATTCTCTACATAAGAAGCAGTTTGTGCATTTGCTGCTTGTAAAGCATATGAAGCACTTGTAGAAGCAGACGCATATGATGCAGATACAGCATTAAGAATATATGAAGCTGTTGCTGAATTTGCAGCTTGTGTTGCAAATGCAGCACTTACAGCTTGTAAAACATATGATGCTGATTGGGCATTTTGAATATATGATGCTGTAGTTGAGTTTGCTGCTTGAGAAGCAAATGAAGCACTTACAGCATTAAGAACATAAGAAGCAGTAGTTGCGTTTGCTGCTTGTGTTGCAAATGAAGCACTAGTTGAAGCAGAAGCATATGAGGCACTTACTGCTTGAAGAACATAAGAAGCAGTTTGAGCATTCGAAGCACTTAAAGCATATGAAGCACTTACTGCATTTAAAATATAAGATGCTGTTACAGCGTTTTGAGCCCAACTTGCTGTACCAAGTAAAGAACCTGTAATCCCATTTGTTGCATTTATATTACCAGATATAGTTACAGAACCTGATTGTGCAAATGAACCTGTGAATACAATTGAATCTATATTTGCTGATAGTAATGTACCTGTACTTCCTGATATACTAACGGAGCCGGTTACACCTAAAGATCCAGTAATTTGTGCTGAACCTGTATATGGGAAAGGAGATACGTAGCCACTAAGATAAGAAGCAGTTATTGCATTTTGGGCTTGAGATGCACTGATAGCATAAGATGCACTTGTTGATGATGAGGCATAAGATGCACTAACAGCATTAAGAATATAGGAAGCAGTGTTAGCTGTTTGAGCTAATGTTGCAAATGAAGAAGATACTGCTTGAAGAACATAAGAAGCAGTAGTTGCATTTGCTGCTTGAGAAGCAAAGGAAGCACTAGTAGAACCACTAGCATAACTAGCGCTTAATACAGACATTGAAGATGTCTGGTTAGATAGTATTGCACTACTGTTATTAACATTTAAACTACCTGTTATATTAACAGAACCAGTAAATTGATGTGTGTTTGAAAGAAGAGTTCCAAATTTTGTTGAACCGGTTACAAAATCAGTAGATGAAGTTATAACTTGAGCAACTATTGTTTGGGCAGTTAAGGTTCCCCTTACTAAAAAGTTATCAGCAGATGATGCTGTTTGAGCAAAAGAAGTTGTTATTGCATTTTCAGCCCAGCTTGCAGTACCATATAAAGAACTAGTAATATTTTGTACTGTTAAACTTCCACTAATATCTAGTGAACCAGTCATTTCATGCTGGTTATTTGGATTAAGTTGGAATTTATTGTCAGCATTTACATCATTACCTCCTACAAAAAATCCTAAATGTGTATTTGGGTTAATATTACCTATATGGAAATTACTGCCCGTTGCATAAAGGTAAGCATCATTAGGTCCACCAAGAAAACCACTAAAGCTTGATCCATTGATACCCATATCAATATAGTTAGTAGTTTCACTACCATTATTTGCAGTAGCAACTATATCTGATGAAGCATTAGCTCCATTGTTTTCGTTTTGTATATTAAGTTGTAAATAATTATTTAAATTACCTTTACCACTTATAACGTTATATGAAGTAGAACTTGGTTGATAAACGAATAGGGCTTCAGGAGCAAATCCTGAAACTCCGTTTTGGTTAATAGCTATGCTGTATGCTCCACCTCCATTATCTACTTGAAACATAGTACTATCATCTAGTACTTGTGACTGGCTAAAATAGGGAATATGAGATACTGTACCTTTTAAATTAAATAAAGAACCACTAAAAGACCCACTAAAAGAACCATTACCACTAGCAGCAAAAGAAGCACTAGTAGCATTTAAAGAATATGAAGAACTTATTGAATTATTTGCCCAGCTAGATGTACCTTGTAATGAACCTATAAATGAGCCTGAAAATGATCCTGTAAAATTTCCTGTTGTAGAACCAATTGTAACTATTTGTTCACCGCTAGATCCTGACTTTTTCATAAAAGCCAGACCGTCATATGTATTTAAAGCTATTTCTCCAAAATCAAGAGAAGAAGTTTCAGGGATTTTACCCGGTACCGCAGAACGGCGTAATTTAAGAAATTGATTTGACATGTCTTAGTATATACTAACGGTGAAAGCTATATATATAGCCGTTAATAAATATTAATAGTCCCCTAAGTCGAGTGTAAAGAAACTACCACTATCACCAAATGTATCAACATTTTGAATTGTAAGAGAACCTGTAGTAGTTAGAGTAGAAGTAATAATTGCAGAACCAGATATTATAAAAGTATTGTCGCTACCACTAACAGTAAGTTGATTAGATCCACTGTTGTAGGACATATTAGATAATATTTGTTTTAATTTTAATCGTGCCATTTATGCAAATTTACCTATTGCTATAATTTGATCATCCGTTTCAAATGAATATCCTAAAGTATTTACATTAACATTTAAAGTACAAGTCCCATCACCATTATCAGTAAAACTAACTACTGAGTTAGAATCGACTAATTGTCCATTTGCAAAGAATGTAAAGTTTGCTACTGATGTTGCAGGTAAAGGAGAAGGAGCAGTTAAAAAAGAAGCATTAAAGGAAGCAACATTTGGTGTAATGCTTATAGGAACCGCGTACTTTGTTGAGCTTGATGCTAAATAAGTAGCAACATCATTACTTACTCCAGCAGTTATATTTGTTATATTCATATTGTATGAATCGGAAATTGAAGCCCCACCCATTGCTGTTTTTGGTGCTTTAGGAGTTACAGTTGAACTGAATAATTCTGAACTGTCTGAAGTTTCCATTGTAAATATAACCTGAGCAGGGGAATAATGTAAATTAGTATCTGCTAAATGTTGATTAATTGTATCTGGGATTAGGTATCCATTTACTTTTAAAGTAACATTAGTAGTTACTACTCTATCTTCTCCACTACTAATAATATTTGTAGTAGCAAAGCTATCAATCATAGTTCTAAATTGATATCTATTTTTATCCCCCCAATATGAATCAGCTGCAAATTCTATAGATTCAATTATATTATTGTTTTGTTCTACATAGTTTGTAAATATAATACACTCATAGGTCACAGTAACATAATCAGGTACTACAGAAATATAATATTGTTTTGATGGAATTCTATTTGTTAATATAGAAAATTTATCGTATTGGTTTCTTTGATTATATCTTGTTTCAAAAGTCTGAAATAATGATGCTAAGTTACCATCTATTTTATTTCCTAAACTACGATTTTTTTCAATATTAGTTCTTTTATACATTATAAGAGGAACTACTAATTTACCATTAGTATCTCTATAATATCCATCTGCTTGAACTGATTTCCAACGTTCAGGAGAACCATATATAACAGGAACAGCCATTCTATTTCCATCTTGTACTACAGTTGGTAAAACTGCAGTTTCAAAATAATATTTAATAGCATAATCAATGTCTTCTAAACCAATAGAAAAATCCTTTATATTATCTGTTTTACGAGTAACATTTAATGCTCTATTGTCTCGATGAGTAAATACATTTTGACTAACAGGCTTACCTTGGTTAAGGTAAGGATTAATAGTATCTTGTACTATTTCTGCTTGGTTTTTTGGTATGGGTTTTCTATCCCTCATTATATTCTACCTTGTCTTTGAAGATCTAATAATTTACCTAAAGCATCCATTGCTCTAAATAATTCATTATGCAATTTATTTATTTGTTTTGCTGTAGCTTTAACTTCAGGATTTGATGAAAAAGTAAAAGCATCAAATTCTTTTTTATTTTTAATAATATCTCTTTTAACTTGATCTATTCTAGGTAAATTAATTACTTGAGATATACTAGTTTCTGGGCGGGTTGGGTCTGAGGGCATTGCTACTGCTAATGATCCTCGTTTAAATAGTTCTTCTTTTTCTTCAGGAGATAAATCAGCAATAGTAAGTTTTCTATCTGTAGGTTTATCAGCGTATATTTTTTTAGGTTTTTCTAACTCTTGTAAAATGTCTAATAATTTCATTTTATATATTTTAATATGATCCTACTTTAATAATTGTATTGTAGCGAGGTATAAATTGTAATAAACCAGGTACTCTATTTTTAGTTACAGCATCAATACCAATATCTTTAATAGAAGTTTTTGCATCTCCTCTACCAATATATTTTACTTTAAGTAAAGAATATTCATAATCTTTAGTTGCTTTAGCATCTAAAAAATCACTTTGTTCAATAGTAACAACAACTACACCATTTAAAGCCCTAATTTCATTGTAAATTTCAACTTTATTTTGATCAGCTCTTGTTTTAATAAGAACATCACATCTAAAAATTGTTATGCCTTCGTTTAGTAATATTTTACCTAATAATCCCATTAGCTGTATTGAATTAAGTTAAGTTTTGTTGTTCTTGTTAAGTGGGCCTCTAATACATATAAAACTACATATCCTGGGGTTCCATTTTCAGTTGAATTGGTTTGGTTTCCAGGTAGTGTTACTGTTGAACGAGTAACAGTATGCACTTCATAGAATTTTTCTTGTTCTGTTAGTATATCACCTACTTCAGGAGTAAAATTTAATCCAGAAGTGTCTATATTTAGTTTTGGTATGGTTACTTTTAATGTTTGATTTACATCAGGACCAAATTCAGTATCTGTGTATACATAATCTCCTCTATCAATTAGGCATTTTACTTCTACAGGAGGATAATACCATTTTTCTACTGATTCTCCATACATGTTAACCATTGTTTTGTACAGATCAATTTTAAAATACCCAACAATCATGTTGGAGTAATTAATTTGAGTTTGTACTGCTTGTTCTACTACAGGATTTGGGCTTATTGAGCTAGTAGGTGAGTTTGCTGATCCTGTTGGTGATGCAGGAGGAGCAGGCGGTTTTGGTGGAGGTGTTGGCAACCCTGATGGTTGGGGGTTTATATTTCCTCCTCCTGTTGGTGGATATTTTTGTATGCCTCCTGGTATTCCCATTAGAATATATAGATTGGTAAAGGAATTTGTTGTAAAGTATCACGAGTAAAGCCAGCTTCAAGTTGTTTACGCTCTAATTGACCTTTTCTTGAGGTTTCATTTAACATTTCCTTTAGTTCATTAATCAAATTTTCTTTTTCAGTTCTAGCATCTGTAATCATTTCACTACCTTGGAGTGGTCCTACTCCTTGAATATTAAGATTAGCAAATTGAATACGAATATGTGCTTCAATTTCTCTACACAGTGCTAGAGTATATTTAAATATCCAAGTTCTACCTACAGTATTAATTTTAGAGTAAATAGGATTTCTAAAAGGAGTATTCATTATATCTGTAACGATATTGTTTCTTGTATCTTTTATAGCACTAAATTTATTACTTAAAGTAACATATTCAAAAAACAAATTTTTATCTCTATCAGGAATAGGGAATATTTTTAACTGGTTGTTTACTAGATTAAATGAATAAGCTGCTTTTCTAATTTGATCATTAAATTCAATTGCTTGAATTCTTTGAACATCAAAGTTAATTGGCATTAATAAGAAGTTAATACCAGGAGAAAATTGACCAAATCCAAATGTTTCAAGTAATGATTGAATACCAGTACCTGTACCAGCATATGGATCAAAATATCTTACAATTGCTGGTGGTTCTTCATAAAATATTCTTCTAATTTCAATTCTATCATTTGACCCTAAAGAAGCAGAAGCAACAGCCCATGCATTTAAATCATAGTTTTGAACTCCTGCTTTCATTGCTAATGACCCTGTTTTAATATCATAATGCCCACCAACTCCAGCTTCAGCAGCATAATCATCAGCAATAGTAGTTGTTAAATTAGCTAAATTATTACTGATTAACCTATTATTTAAAGCAGGAGTATTACTATCTTGAATATAAACAGTAGGAATAGATCCAGTTCCAAATACTGCTGATCCACCTGCAATCTGAGGTGATGTTACATAAGTATAAACATAACTACCTGTAGTTGTGATAATATATGGATCTCCGGTTATGCCTGACCCTGTTGTATATCCTCCTATTTTATTAAATTGATTATAGACATACACACTAAGATCTAAAATTATACCTAGATCTTGGTCTAAATATTCAGTAGCAAAAGTCATTGCTTTTACTTGTTTTTGATCTAAAGCTATAAAGTCAGACAATGAAGCTGAGAGGGTATATATTTCTCCATCTACTATTGATTGAGAGTAGGCAGGAGCATAATCAAGTTCTTCCCAGGTTGATAAGCGAGGACCTGACCAAGTAACAGGTGAATTTACATCAATACTATTAACAAAGGTAAATTCTGAATTGTTAAAGGGTAGTGAATCTGAACCTTCTATGTTAATATAGTTATCTCTAATTTTAAATTGATAGACCATATTACCATATGTAGTAACTGCTTCTTCAAAAGCAGCATACACAGTAAGATCACTAATATTAAGTTGGGCAGGACTAGCTACGTAGTTACCAGTAGCTACATTATATAAAGGACCAGAAATACCTAAACGTTGTGCTACAAATTTAGTACAGCTTTTGGCATCCCTAATAAATTCAGGATCATTAATATAATACTCAAAAGGAGTATTACCTTTTACTGGGCTTAAATATGATGTATCGCCAAAGTATGTGTCGTAAAGATCTTTAAGATTGATTGCCATTATTTAGATAGTATTTAACACGTATAAATATTGGTATACTTACTATTTACCATATTCATACTCAAGTATCTTACCTACTAAATCAGATCTGTGGTTTTCTTTCAATTTAATCCACTTAATTTCATCTATTTTTTTAGATAGTTCGATAACATAAGTTAAACCGTTCATTTCACCCGTTGACGACTTGATATCGGTTTGTTCATTATCACCATTAATAACAATTTTACCAGTTTTGCCTAAACGTGTTAATATAGCTAGCATTTCACCTTTAGTTAAGTTTTGTGCTTCTTCAACGATTAATATATCGTCAATTGTTTTACCACGAATAAATTGGACTGGTAAGGCTTTGATTTTTTCTTCTTCTAATAATCTAGGAACTTCATTTTTATCTGTGCAACATTTGGCTAAGTTTTCAATGAGTGCTTCCATGTAAGGATCAAATTTTTCATTTAATGCTCCTGGGAGATATCCTAGGCTTTTGCCTACTTCAATTGCTGCTCGTGTATTATATATACAACTTATTTGTTTTTTCTTTAGAAAATCTAATGCTGCTTGAGCACATACTAAAGATTTACCACTACCTGCTCTGCCCGTAACTACTACTATTTGATTTTCAACTATTAACCTTTTTGCTTCTTTTTGTTCTTCGTTTAACTGTAAAACATTAATTGCTTTAATTTCATTTTTACGCACACGATTTGGTTCCTTCATAAACGGTTTATTTGTTTAATCTAATTTATTTTATATTATACTGTTACTATTGTTACTGTGTTATTAGCTTGTAGATATGCTATATCACCATCTGGATTGCCAGCATCTGCTGTCATGAGAGCTGATGGTACTGTTAAAGTTATTGTGTTTCCTGTAATATTAAGAAACACATCATTATCACCAACTGTACCACCTAAATTTGTACAAAGAGGTAAAGAGATAGAAGTTAAGCTTGTACATTGAAAAAAACATTGCTCACCAACATTTATCAAAGTTGGGAAATTGACAGTTGCGAGTTGAGTACAAGCACTAAATAAATAATTGGGTAATGATGTTGGATTTGTAAGTGCAGGTGCACTTATGTCGTCAGTTGATGTTAATTGAAACATTCCACCAAACATTCCATCTGTTAATACTGTAAGTGATGGCAAGTTTAATGAAGATATATTTGTACCAAAAAAACAAGCATATCCAATGGCGTTCAAATTTAACCAATCAGTATTGGTTAATAACGTGCAAGACCCAAAACAACTTGGTCCTGCTTCTGTCAATAGTGGTAAACTAAGATTTACTAATGAATCACAATTTATAAAACAATAACCAGCTGCTATTAAACAATTAGGTAAACTTACTGTTGTTAAATTTTCACATCCATAACCTAAATTATCATCACCAAATACATTATACTCTAATTCAACAATACATCCACTTTCATCAACAAATTCTATTAAGTTAACTCCATATATTGAATCTCCAAATAAACTTTCTTTAAGAATTATATTGCCACCTCCAAATAACTCCACTTCATTTCCTACAACAGTTACAGAAGTAAAAGGTGTTCCATAGGTAGGTAAATCAAAAAACGTGTTCCAATCTTCTAAATTAGAAGCATCTCCTACTAGTAAATTAGCATTTTCTATATCATCAAATAATAATCTTAATGCTTGAGGAACAGCAGGAGTAGAAGTAGATTCACCTCCATTAGCAGCCCCAATTTGAGCCCACATGCGTTGAGTGTTCAGGTCATTTAGATATCTATTATAATATTCTTTCTGTTCTCTTAATGGTAGTTTTCTAATGTTATTCAATTTGATGAAATGTTGCCAAGGTAATTCTTCTCCAAAAAACATGATATAATATTATTTTATATAAATATTATCAGACTTTGTCCTATTTTCTACTATAGTAAGAGGCTGAGTGTTAGTGTAATGGAATGATCCTCCTTTAGCTAGTGGATGTATATGATCTATTTCCCAGTAAGTTCCATAATTATCCCAATTCATTTCTGGGGTGAACATTGGTTCAAGATATTCTTTATATTCTTGTATTGTACAACCTAAATAGTCGATGCTGCTTTGTGATTTGCCTTCTTTAAGGTGAAAATTAATTAATGCATTAATAGCGTGGCGGAGGCGGAAGAGAGGATCTGTATCGTATTTGTTTTGATTCCACTGGCGGTAGTAGTCTTTGTTGTTGTGGTAGTGGTCGTTTACTAGTTTCTTATGGTATTCTTTATTTTCTTCTCTCCAACGTTTAGTACGTTTAAGATGTACTTCCTTATTTTCAGAATATTCTTTTTTACTTATTATTTTTTTACACTCTTTACAATAACGATGTCTGCCGTCTTTTTCATCTTTTTTTATACAAAATGAATCTAATGATTTTTTAATATTACAACTTTTACATATTTTCATACATGTATAAATATACAAAAGAAAGGCCGGACTACAAAGTCCGGCTATTTTCTTTTTAACCTTACGGGGTTAAATATGTTATACTAGATTAAAGAGTATTCAAACCAGCAACATAAATTTTACCATAATAATCAGGGCGAATCATCTTCTTAGCGTACCTAGTCATCAAACCTTTTCTTGGAGTGAAGGTTGAAGGATCGTAAAGAAGTGGAGTCATGATCAATGGAACATATGGAGCAAATACAGCACCACACTCAAGGAACTGAGCACCTTTGTAACCCATAAGGATCACGTTCTCAGTCATGTATGGGTTCTTGTATACTTTGTAGCGGCTATTTAAAGAACCAACTTTCTGAATACCGAAGTTGAATTCCATTTTCTCGCCATCACCATCAGCAGCAAATCCAGGGATTGATTCAAGGATTGTAGCTACAGTTGGAGAAGTTACTAAGAAATTAGCACCACCACGAAGGGTTAACTGATGGATTGTATTAGAAACCTTCTGTAACTTAGTACCTAAAGTTTGGAACCAACCACCTTGTGTATTGTAGTAAGCAAGATCAGTAATAGCACCATTAGAAGCTACAGATTTGTTATTAACAGCAGACCATTGATCAGTTGTGAAAGCATTCTGAATTAACATATCAAGGATTTCGAGGTCGATTTCCATAGAGATGTATTGAGAAAGGATACCAGTCAATTCAGCTTCAGCATCAACACTATGATAAGCGTTAAGATCTTGAGCGAATTCTGGAGTCCATTGTGCTTTTAACTTACGAGTTTTAGCAACAATAGCTTCAGATTTCAATTGAACATTGATTTCTGGGATAGAGATTGCAGTGTTAGCATTAGTTTTTGGTTGACCATCTTCAAAATCACCACGTGAAGTTGCAGTTGGAGCTACATCATAATATAATACTACACCACCATCTAATGCTGTACCAGTAGAAGCACCATTGATTGCAGAAGCAGTAACAATAAATGAAGCTGTAGTTTGAGCAGCATTAATTGAAGTAAATGCTTGCAAGTTTTGAGCAACACCTAAAGAACCAGAAGTGATAATAAAAGCACGTACTGCAAGAGGATCAGCGTTTGAAGGAAGTGGAACTGAAATCTTCTTGTAAGAACCAGTAACTACATAGTTTTGGTCAAAATTAACATCAGACCAAGAAACAGAAGATGTTGTTGCAACTGCAGAAGCTGAATATTGGTTGATTGAGTAACCAAACTTACCAGCGCCATATAATGAAGCTGAAGCAATATCAGTTACATTTGAAGTAGCATTAGCACCATAAAGTGAGCCACCAACAGTAAATGGATTAACAGCAGTACCATATTTGAAATCAAGATAGAATACAAGACCTGAAGGTAAGTTCATTGGTTGTACACTAACGAATTCTTTAGCAGCGATTTCACCAAATACACGGCGAACAAGTGGAAGAGCAACACCAGACCAGCTTTCGCCGTTGTATGCACCTGCACCACCAGCTTGAGTACCAGTTTGAGAAGCTTCAGAGATTAATTGTTTAGCTTGGTTTTCAAGCAAAACAGCCATTGTGTTTTTGTCAGTAGTGGATTTGATACCTTCTAAAAGGCCAGATTTTGCCCACTTGCTAGACAATTTTTGAGCATCTTCCATTACATTCTTGTATTGGTTAGATCTAGACATTGTTTCATCAACAATTGGTTTTTTAGGTGCAACACCAGCAGCTTTAGAAGCAAATCCTAATGATTCTTTGATTGGACTTTTTACAGATTTTGCAATAGCACTATTCATAGATTCAAAAATAGCTTTAGCTTCTTTTGCAGTAGTTGCTTTATCAAATTGAGCAATTACTTTGAGTTTTTGTGATTCATTCAAATTTTTAGCTTTGAAGATTTTATTTACATAAAGCAACTTAGCGTTAAGAAGATTAACTTCGTTAAGTTCGTTACGAAGAGCTTCGATAGTGTCGATTGCTTCTTTCATTTCGTCTTTTTCGTCTTCTTTCTTCTTATCTTTTTTCTTTGCTTCGTACATATCATCTTTATCGTCGTCACCTTCATCAAGTGCGTCGAGTTCAGCTAATAATTCTTCTAAATCGATTTCTTCGTCGATTTCTTCTTCTTCAGAAATAGAAACTTCATCACTAACTTCTTCACCGCCATCTAAATCAACAGCCATTTCTTCTTCGCCACCCATATCACCCATGTCAGCGCTCATTTCGTCGCCGCCCATTTCAGATGAAATGATGTCTTTAATAATGTCTTTTAATTCATCAACAGTTAAGTCTGTGATTTTTTCGCCTTCATCTTCAGATTCTTCAGATTCGTCTTCGTCTTCAGACTCTTCGTCTTCAACTTCAACTTCTTCTTCTTCCTCTTCTTCTTTGGCTTCTTTCATTTCTTCTTTTTCTTCTTTTTCTTCGCTTAATTCAGCTAAGATAGAAGATAAATCGAAATCTTCTTCAAGGTCAGCTTCATCAGCTTCTCCGATTGCATCGGCTTGGCTCCTTTCGTGAGCTTTTACATGCCATTGGTCGTCTTTGCTGTAATTGTCTGAACTGTGGTCTACTTCTTCAAGTCCTTCTTCTTCCATATCATCCATTTCTTGTAACTTTGCAGATAACATAGATTGGAGTTTTGGAGCAAGAGCTTCTTCAAGAGCAACCTTTGCGTTTGCTAACGCAGCTTCGCGGACAGCTTTAGCGTCGGCGATAGCCTCTTTGAATAAGTCTTTGTTTGACATAAATTGTTTCTCCTTAAATTTAATTACGGAAATAAGATTATTAGGAATCTTAATGTGGGGGTTAATTAATATCCGGATTGCAAGGGGGGAATAAAAAATGGGCAATCCATTTTGGATGCCCATAAATATATGTAGATACTAAAAACCGCAAATTATTTTAACAAAGTGGACAAACACCAGTTGCGTTACAAATAATTTCAGTTATTAAACTATTTACTTTACTATAATCTTTTTTAGAGCCAAATTGCTTAGATTCAGCTAATGACATATAAGCATTTGGAGTTGATGGTACTGATACTAAATCCCAACATAATAATTCAAAATCATCTTGTACTTCTACAGTTTCACCTAATTGTTTAACACTACCCATGCCACGTGAAGATATTCCAAGTGGAATACCAGACATTACTAATGCTTTAGCAATATTACCTGAAGGTGTAGGTAGAAGTTGAAGTTTACCCATTAAATCATTACCTTTCCACCATACTTCAGTAATAACGTGTGAAGTATTTGATAAGTTTACAACAGATGCTTCAGGATGATCGAGTTCTCCTAAAGCTGTACGTGTTTTTACAGGTCCATCTGCATATTTTTTTACTTCTCTTTCAAGAATTTCGCGAGGATATACACGACCATTACCATTTTTTTGTTCAGCTTCTTGTAATTTACCAACAAGGGTAACAAGAGATTTACCTTCACCTAACTGTTTGTTTTCTAAAATAGTTAGTTTAGCTTGTTGAAAGGGAGTATGATCTATCAATAATGATTTACTCATATTAGTATTCGTTTTTCGCATCTAAATTATCACGGCCATCAAAAGTTTCATTTATTACTTCACGTACAATTTCTTCTAATGATGATTTAAATTTATCAAATGATTTGCCTAAATCAACACCAGGTCTAAATGATTTATTAGCAACTTTTCTTCCTGTTACTTGATCAATAGCGTCTTTTAAATTTAATTCATTATAGAAATTATGACGAATTGTTGTTTCAAAATGATCATCTACTTCTTCTACATCAAAATCATATTTTCCTTTTCCAAGAAGTCCGTCTAATTCTTTTATTTCATCTGCTGTAAGAGTACCAGTGAATGTGTATTCACCACCAGCTTCATTTAAATTTTCTTTTACAACTTTAGGCATTTTAACCTTTTGCATTGCATTATCTTTATCCACTAATTCAACTGCTTCTTTTTTCTTTCTAGGTTTTTTTTCTTCAACTGGTTTAGCTTTAGGAGCTGAAGGTGATTCAATACCAGCTAATTTTAATGCTGTGTAGTAAAATGGATTTTCAGCTAAATGATCTAAAGCAATTTTTTTAGCTTTATCTAAATCATCTGTATGTTCCAATTCAACTTTAATACCCATTCTTAATTCTTGTGGGTGTTTGACGATAAGTATGCTCATATTCGTTTAATTTTTCTTCAGTAGCAGCTTTGATAATATCCCAATCATCATTACTTACAGCTATTGTTCTTTTACTACCATCTTCAAATTCAACACTATATGAGTTATCACCGTTTTGTTTAAAATCCTTAACTATTTTTTCACCAATTTTAATTTCTTTTGCTTCACTTAATCCACCTTCAAAATCATCAAATTTATACTTTTCAGGACTTAATTCATCTTCTGCCCTAGCAATCATATCTTCTAATTCAGCATCTTCATCATCAGCTTCATATCCTTCAATATCAACCATATCTTGTGGATATTGAAATGAAAGTGTTTCTTCATCAATTTCTTCTTCAGCAGCTACCGCTCTAATAGCTTCAGAATATGAATATCCTTTAGCTAGATAAGATTTAAGAGCAGATTCAATAGGATCAATACCTATTGTAGCTTCATTTAAAATTCCTTTATTTTTAAGGATTTTAACTGTATCGTTAAATGATGTTACATTAGTAATGTATTGAGGTAAAGACATACGAACACTTCTCATAAAGTTGTGTTGTGACATTCTGCCTTCTTTTTTTGCTTTACCTTTTTTGCGTTTACCAAAAGATATCTTTTGGGCACTGCTAGATCCTTTAGCCTTAGCCATTACTGATTAAGATTTTTAATTTTATTATTAAGTTGGTTTACCATTTCTGAGATAGTGGCAACATTCTTTTGTGTTGCTTTCCAATAATTGATACCTCCATCTTCACTTAATTCTTGTTTCATGCGAGAAGTATACTCAACAATACGATCAATTTCTTGTAATTTACGTTTTACTTCACGAATTGCTTTATGTAATTGTTCAGATTTGGTTCTGAATTTTACATCTTTTTTAAATTTATTGTATGTTACTTCATTAAGTAATTCTTGTTCAATTATTTCTAATAATGATTCGTTCATAGCAGATTTTTTACCTTTCCATAATTCTTTATAATCAAGCATTTTGGAATTTTTAGGCATTCCTCCTGCTAATTTCCATCCTGATCTTTGTGCTTGTTGAGTCGCTGCGTTTGGTCCTTGACCTTTTTTAGAAAAAGCCATAGGAGTTAAATATCCAGGCACGCCACCTGTTGTAGACATTTCATCTAATAATTCGCGTACAAGTGATTTAATATATTCTTTAATATCCATATTTTCTTTTATTCCTGCTACTGTTCTACCTGAATATTGTTGTTTTAAATAATTAACCATTTTAGCATTCATATTAAAATCAGGCTCTAAAGGTGTATCATCAGATTCTGATTCTATTGATTTTGCCATTGCTTGCATAAATCCATTCTCTACAGTATCATCTACAATTCTAGACATTTGATCATCTATATCTAATTTATCCAACCAGGTACTAGTTTTTTTAGCATCTGGTTTTGATATTGCTGCTTTAATAAAATCAAATGTTGTTTTAGCAGCTTCAGCTCCAGGTATAAATCCTATTAATGTTCCTAAAGCTACATTTCCTATTTTTTCTCCTTTTTGTTTAAGAGCAATAGCTTTAATAACTTTTTTTAAATCACCATATGTGTTTAATTCTAAAGCCATTATTTATATCCTAAATTAGTTAGTACTTTTTCTACAGCACTACGTACAGCTGATTTAGATACTTTACCGGGTTGAAATCCTAGTGTTTTAAACCAGTTTTCAAAAGCTCCAGGAAATTCATTTATATTATTAATAGCTTTAGCTTTAGATTGTACAGTTGTTGCTGTTGTTTGGGCTTTACCTAAAGCTTTAACATCAGCAGGTGCATTAACAGGTGATGGAGCACTTGTTGCATCTTCATTTAAACCAGCTAGCTGTTGTAATCTATTCACTATTTAATACTTTTTAATTCTTCAATTAATTGATAATATTGTAAAAGTGAAATAATATTTTCATCCTTTACACTTTGTGTTTTATCTAATGGATGCAATAATGTAATCACCTCAGTTAATTTAATCTGAGTTGTTTTATCAGATACTGTAGGTATAATTTTATTTATCTCATTAATGATAATAGTAAAATTATTATTTACAAAATCACGTAATTTGGTTGTATTAGTGATATTATTAATAAATTCTTTTAGTATTAATTTTTGACGATCTGATAAGGTAGAGTATTTGCTATTGAATTTTTCCAACAACATGCGGTAAGCTAATATACGAGATCCCTTATCCATTTTAGTAAATTCTTCCATTACACGGTCTTTAACACCCTCCTTATCAACTTCTTTACGTGTGATATGTTCAAGTAATGTTACTTTATTATCAATGATATGTTTTGGATCAATAAAGTCTAATGAATTGTGTGCTTCAATCAAATTATATACAGCAGCGTACTGTGTGTAGTTATTGATTTTTGCTTTAAAAAATTCTTCTATGTCGTAATGTTCACGAATTTCTTTAATTAAATTATATTTTTCTTTACGTAAAGCCGTTTTATTTAAACGCAAAGAAGCCTCTAACGTTGCATTGATGAACGTTTCAGCTTTAGCTTCACTAAGAGATTTAGGAGAAATTAGCGCTTGGTATAATTTATATTCTTTAGCTAGTTCTGATTTATTAAAATATTTTCTAACTAATCCAATAGCTGCAGAATCTTTGTTAGATACTGTGTCAGATGCTATTTGGCGAACTAATAGTTCAAATAAAATACCAGTATTCTTAAATTTGCTGTGTTTAATTTTCATATGAAATAGTGTGCACTACCGATAAATATGTATTTATTATATGTCCTTAATATTTTTTTCATCTAACAGACTAGATTCCTGTTCAGGTTCGAACACTATTTTTTTACGAGCTATATTCATATTTTCAAATAAAGCTTTGTGTTTATTTAATTCAGATAGTGCTAGTGGTGAACCACCTTTTGGTGTTCCGTCTTCAGAAGGAATATTAGCTGTGTATATGGTGTTGTTATCTTTTCTACCTAATCTATCCTTACCTAGTGGATCATTTTGTGTATTAATCATAGATGCTTTTTCTTGAGGACGACCAATAGGACGTTTCTCATCATAGCCAGGAGGTACTTCTGCCTTTTCACCCACGCCATTTCTACCTTTACCATATAATGAAGCTAGGTCATGTGGCGTACCGAATGATCTACCTGTTTTAGCTGGGTCATTACCTTCGTTTTCAACCTGAGCCATTCTAAATACTCGTTTTTTGTCTTCAAGTACTAAATCACGATATTCGTCAAATTCATCTTCGCTAAATTGGAATACATTGTCATAAATCCAATCTGAAGGTAATAGATTTGTATCTTGAATTGATTTGGCTAGATCAACTTTTTCTTTCCACAGTGCAATCTTTTCTTGTTCATATATGATTGATGGAACTGTTAATGATAATTCAAAGTTTGATAAATCTTCACCTTCATATCCTTGAACATATAAATGAACTAATGCCATTTTATATAATTCAGATAATGCTACGCGTTGAATACGCTCAACTGTACGAGCAAATCTAATATCTTCAGCAGCTAATGTAGCTTTACCTTGTAAATCTTTTTCAAATCCAAAGAATGCTTTAGGTACTTTAAGAGCAGCTAACATTTCATCACGTAAGAAATATACATCATCTATTGCATTGTACTCTAATCCTTTAAGAGTATCAATTTTAGTTGCTGTATCATTACCACGAGTTGGAAGATAATAATCTTCCATCATGTTTTGTAAGTTAAAACGTAAGTTATAATCACCAGTTTGTTGATCGATGTACGGAGTTTTTTTCATCTTCTGTATCATCTTTTGCATATACCCATCAACTTCATGTGGTGGAATATTACCAACGTTTACAGTGAATATACGTTTTTCTGGGGCACGAGTAATACGATGCAACAACATTGCATCTTTCATCAAAACATATTGCTTATAAGTTTTACGAGCAGGCTCAATGTACGATCTACCATAAGGTAAATAATTAGCATCAGTTAATAATCTAAAGTGAGCAATTTCGTAGTTTTCAAATTTAATTTTACCATCTCTATCTTTAACACGTGAACTAATACCACCAGCAGCAATTACCATTGGATCAATTCTAAAACATACATAAGATGGATTTGAAGGATCCTGTCCTTCTTCACGAATCATATCATATACTGAAAGTGGTGTTACATTGTAAATACCAAATTTTTCAGCAATTTCCATGTGTAAGTAAAAATCGCCATACTTACACATGTTTCTAATCCATAACCATAAATTAAATTCAATATTTAAAATATCGTAAAATAAATTATATAAAATACGTTGAATATTTTCATCTGCACTCCTGATTTGTAATACTTCTCCTAATTCATTTTTTAAAGTTGATTCATCAGCAATAATATCTAAAGCCGATGCTATGATAGTTTCTGTATCCATTGCTTCGTAATCAGTATATAATTGAATACGGAGTGTTTGATAGTTCATCGTTGGGTTATATGGCATATTAGCGCCATAACGATGTAACTTAGTGAATCTATCTATAAGTGCGTTTGTTTTTACGTTACCAAAGGATTGGATTCTATCAACATCCATTACCTTTAATTGATTACCGCCTACATTTCTTATAATAACGTCTGTACTGAATAGGCGTGTTAATCTATTAAATAAACCGGGTTGGTTATCTGCCATTATCTTATTTTTATTATATCAATAAATATTTATTACCCTAATATCCATGATGCATCTTCAAATCCCCCACGACCATCATTCATTGCATATGGATTTGATTGTCCGTTAGGTAACAAAGGACCCATTTCATAGCTTGTTCTAGTAATATTTGACATCATAGCTTTAGACAAGTCTAACCCTTGTTCAAAAAACTTCATTGATGTATCTCTAGTAAATAATCCAATTCCTAATGCCATAACTAAATCATCATTGTATCCTTGCTGTGCTTGGGCTTTACCATTTTGCCAAATAAACACACGCAATTCTTCTAATAATCTTTTAGAATGAAAAGTAAATACTTTTTCTCGAATATACGACTCCATCTTTGCTATAACAAGAGGTCTTGTTTTAGCTGATGTGGTAAAGCCAGGGACTGTCTGATCAGAATCCATTTTAGCCATCCATTTATCTATATTCATTTCACCATAAGCACGAGGTGAATAATATAACTTAGGATATCCTTTTTCAATTATTGTATTAACAACATCCCATCCTATGTTAGCATTTTCAACTACAAGCAAAGCATTATTATATTCTGTAGCAACAGATACTAGCATATTTCCATAGGTACGAGTATCTATTTGTGATTTGTATTCAGCCACTTGCTCACACGTCGTAGCATCGATGACGTGGAACGCAGAATAGTCACTACTATCACCACGAGCCACATCAGCACATACAATGTACTGCTTACTATAATCAGGATAAGCCCAAATCCAAAAGTCACCACCCATAAAGCGACGTTCAATAGGTTCTTGTACAAAAGTTTCTTCATAAAATGATAATAAATCAGGTTCAATAACAGAATTTCCAGAACCTAAAAAATCGCAATCATACTCTTGAGCGAACTCACGAGGTGACATATTTGCTCTTTCTCTCTGTTCCCAATCTTCATCTCTATCTGGGTGTAAGCTCCAAGGTAATTTAATTGCTTTAAAGTCATTTTTACCAATTTCAGCTTCGGCGTACATTTTATGAAACCAATTACCTACACCATTAGGAGAAGATAAAGCAATAATACCTCCACCAGTTGCAATTGTTGGTTTAATACTTGTATAAATTCTATCAATCCCTTCAATGAACGCAGCCTCATCTACTAATAGTAAAGATACTGCGTAGGATCGACCTGCATCTGATGCAGCTGATGTGGCTACAATTTGAGAGTTATTGGCTAGTTTTAGTGATAATTTATTATCTGAAACAGGTTTTTGGTTACCTTTTAACCAACTAGGAAGATTATTGTACATAAACTGTACCTTTTCAACCATTCCTTTAGCGGTTTCTTGTTTTGTTGCTATACAAAGTACTGTTTTGTCTTTATTAAATAGCATTGTCCATAGTGAATACCCAGCAGATAATGTTGATATACCTAATTGTCTTGACTTATTAATAATAGTAAATCGATGATTTCTGAAATCATTTAGTACTTCTTCCTGGAAAGGGTAAAGATGGAATAATACTCTTCCCTTAATATGGGTTATTGCAAGGTAGTCTTTATTTTACAAGCAAAAATGTAAGGCCAGCTAGTGCTAATCCAGCTCCTATTTTACCTAATCTAGCTTGTACTTTAAGTTTAGTATTTTGAATTTTAATTGTATTATATTCTTTTTTCCAATCATCAATTTGTATTTGTTGATTATTAACTATATTTTTATAGTTAAATTCTTTTTGAACATAAAGAGATATAATGCTATCTTTACCAACTATTCTTTGCTCATTTAAAGCAATAATATCGTTTTTAACAATTATTTCTTCTTTAGCACCGTCTAATTCAATTAAATCTTTAGCAGCACTAACTAGTACTGGTTGCGCTAATGGTAGCGGGTTAGTTAATGTATCTGTTGGGTAGCGTTTGTTAAAAGAAGAAACTAATTCTTGTTCATTCCAAGTATCAACTTTCTTTTTAGATGAATCAACCCATTTAGTAATAACTTTAACTTTACCTTTAGCTTCTTCTAATTGAGTTTGTAAATCATAATCTAATTCTTCTAAAGCATTTATTTGAATTTCTTTTTGATGGTTATCTTCATGTAGTGAGTCAACAACATGAACTAGACTATCTTGTTTAGCTGCAAATTCTTCTGTTAAACCAATATTTTTAACTTTATCAAAAGCTAACCATGCTAATACTAAAACAGCAACTATAATTAATATGTATTTTTTCATAAATTTATTTTCTTATACCAGCGTAATATTGCATTCTACCTTTCATCCACTCATCTAATTGTTCTTCGTCGCCTGTATCTTCAGGTTCTGCTTTTTTAGCCATTTTAGCTTTACGCGCTTGGAGATATTCAGAACCAGCTAATAAATCATCCATGCGTTGTTGTAATCTATTTTTAAGATCACGTAAATTTTGTAATTCATTTGAAGGTTGATCTGAAATATCACCTATTGATGGTCTAGAGCGTTTTGTTTTTAAAATATCACTTTTTACCTTAGCTAAACGATTTTCCAAATCAGTATATTTCATAAAGGCTTCGTAATCTTCATCTGACATTCCACCAGCAGCTACGTTAGCTTTTTCGATTTCACCTTCTTCTGGTTCTTCGTCTCCGCTTCCCATCATTTTAGCAAATGATGCTTCAATTTCTTCATCACTCATTTCACCTGCTACTCCACCTTCTGGTCCTTCTTCACCTGCTTAGCTTGCATTGCTGTAATAATTCTAGCTTTTTTACCAGTAAAATCAGCAGCAGCAGCATCTGGTGCTAGTTCATAACGAACAGCAATATTTGCCATTTCGTCTAATTCATTTTCAGATACTACTGATGTTCTTCCTGAAGCTAGATCGGTTTTCTTGGCTTGAAGAGCTTGAATTTGCTTATTTATTGCGTTTAATTCTGCATCTTTAGCTGCTTTTTCTTGTGGAGATATTTCAGCTTCATTTAGTACTTCTTGTATTGCTTGACGTACAATTTCTTGGAGATCGGTTCTTTTCATTTTATCAGTATTGTGCATATAAATATTAAATGTTTTGTAAAATTGTAGCAATGCGTTCCTCTGTTGTACCTTCTACTTTAATTAAATGTTTAGGTTTATATTCTTCTAATGCCATTTGTATAGCATTATCAATTTTAATACGATATCCTAAATCTGTTGTTCTAATTCCATTATCT